CCTGACGCATGGCAAACAACCTCTTTGTCCATCTCTCAAAGTGAGTTTGCTTCCTTTGCTGAAGGGAGAGTGGTTGTCGAGGAGGTGTAATGATACCTACAAAAAGAGACTTTTCCACAGACGCTTTAGACAAGCTTTTGTGGCAATTCCAAGATAAAAACACTATAGAGACCTTCCTTGAAGCTCTTTGTGATCAATTAGGGATAGTCCAAGAGGATCTATTCAATATAGTTGAAAACTTTAGTATAGAGGATGGTTATGATTACTTGCTAGATATGGTGGGTAAGATTGTAGGAGCTAAGAGACTGGGAAGACCAGATGAAGAGTATAGGGATGCTATTAAACTAAAGATCCTTTTCAACACTTCTAATGGTACTCCTAATAAAATCTTAGAGGCTCTGGCAACCGCTACAACAGCGACAGAAGTGGATATGTGGGAACACTACCCTTTGGCTTGCACTTACTATACAAACGGGGATTCTGTTCCCTCTAACTTAGTTAAAGCTATCAAGTCAGCCTCCCCAGCCACTTGTAACGTTGTGATATATACAGATCCAGAAGAAAACTCTCTAATTCCTTCGGAGTTGGACGTAGATCTATTGCTCCTTATTGATCATGAAGGGAATGAGTTCGTTACAAATAACGATGACAATATTGAAGCGGCTAACTTAAATTCAACTCTTAATGAAAACCCTGAGAGAAGTATTCTAAGTGAGTATACTTACGGAGAAGGGAGTGGGGTAGACAGATCAACCAAAGATGGTTTAGGAATACTTGTGGAAGTGGCAAGAGAAGGAAGCCAGTATTCACAAGAGCAATTACAATTAATAGGTTCATCTAATAACTGGTGGATAACGATGAACTACACAGTTCCAAATATGTTAAGTGGAGTATAATATGACAATAACAGATCAATTCCAACAAGCGGCAGATAAAGCCACTAATGCCAGTGAAATAGCTCACGATTGGGCGAACGGAGACGAGAACACAGAGATCCCTACTGAGAGTGGCTCACTACCATCAATTAAGAAGTACATGAAAGACAATACTACAGATGTTTTCGCCCGTATGCCAATCACGGCTGATAGTCTTGTTGACTTGCTTAATATGCCATTTATCGACGGGCGCACTTATTCTAATAATGGTTTTTATCCAGACTCAGCAGTCGGTGGTGGAACATGGAAAGCTGTTTCGAATGCTGACTTAACTCAAAATAACGGTGGTACGTTTGTATCCGTTGCGGCATTGCAGGCGTGGTATGATGCCGCTGTTGCGGACGGGGGTGTTACTACTGCTAATTTGCAAGCTAATTTAAGTACGCTGTTCGCGGCTGGAACAGGTACGGGCGATGCTTTTGTTCGGGAAAAATCAGCAGAGGTAAAGGTTAGCCAGTACGGGGCTACTGGATCCAACCCTGAGTCGGACAAAATAGCTTGCATAGCCTGCGTAGCTTCAAAAAAAGATGTGCATTTCGATATAAAAGAAATAACCATTCCGACATTATCAAATGGCGAGTCTCTTTTTCAGCTAGATAGCACTTATAAAAATATCAAGCACAGAGGTCCATGTAGATTTATAACTGATGGAGTTCTGGGTCGGTATAACTTTTTGTACGAGCCAAAAGGCTGCGAAGATATAACTGTAGAAGATATACAAGGCGAGGATACGGTAAATAAATCGGAGGTAATGACTGCTCAGGGTGGGTTAGTGTTCTGCCGAGTTAATGATATTGCATCAGGAGACCGAGGATGTGTTCGTTTTCGCATGGTAAGACCAGCTATGTTTGGTGGAGGCGCTATTTTTCAGCCGATTGGCGCAACAAACGGAACAGACGCCCTAGAGTGCTCAATAATAGACGGGCACGCGGAAGATACGTATTACGCTATTAACTGCGCTGCATCTGGCACTGGATTAAAAGCAAATATAAAATGCGTTAATGTTAAGAGGGCGTACTTTCCTTATGATGTTAGCAATCAAGATGTGATTATTGATTCCGAGAATCCAGCATCATCTAACGCTCACTTTCTTTTTAAAACATACGACCCATTAAAGGGTCTTCGTGATATTACAGCTGTACTACGGATAAAAGGAGATACATCTGCTGGCTTAGGGCGGCTTGTTTTTGAGCATCAAGATGAGGCTACCGATAGTTCTATTATAGAAAACATAGATGTTACATTGTTTGATGAAAGGACGCTTGATACAGAATCGGTATTTTTCCGCTCATACGCTAACCCAACCACGGTTAGGGCAGCAACTAATTGTGTATGGAGAAATATTACTATAAGGGGGTCTGCTAATGGCTTGTACTTTTTCAGTAAGTCTACTAGACCTGTTGTCCTTGAATGGCTAGCAAGTGATCCAAAGGATGGCAGCTACGTAGGAGTTCAAGATCTTTTTTCATATAAAAAAATGTTTCTCAATAGCACATACTCAGAAGTGCTATTTAGGCAAGGCGTTGATTACTACACCAGCTTTGCAGAAGGTGTTAGTGGCACTGGATTAGATTACCTTTTCCCCTTGGGGAGAATGTTAAAAACAACCGCAGATACTAGCGTTACGGCTCGCTTTAAGTTAACCTTATTTCAGGGTTCTGAATCATCAATGAGCAATCACACTTGTTATGAATTTGATGCGTTGTGTAGATATTCTGGCGGCACTGTTTCAATAACAAAAAGTGCTGACAGAAACCTTTTAAGTAATGCAACACCTATAACAGCAACAGTCACAGCATCTGGCGATGGGATAAGATTTCAGTCGCCTGTATTGGGTTCAAACCAGTTTCTTGTAATAACAGCGTTGCTTATGTAACATAAATTATAAGATCTAAACAGAGGAAACATAGTGTCAAAAATCTTTGCACTTTAGCACAAGAGCATAAACAAATGCAAACACTCTACTTAGAGCGCGAGAAAAGAAAAGGTCTTTAGCCTTTGAATAATCCAAACCAGTAAGATACACACGTAGTCTTTTACAAAAAGGTGAGAAATGATTGTAACAAAATACCCAGAGTGGGCTACTGAAGATACAGTAGATCCTACTACAGGGGCAGAAAATAAACTAGAGCCAATAGTAGAATTTAAGCTAGATGGCTTACAAAAAGGAGAGCCTTTACCAAGGGCTTTCCTTAATTACCAATTTAATCTAATTGACCAGTGGATAAAACAGTTAGATTCTTCTTTAAACTATAGTGTGGTTGCTCCCGATGGAGATACAACACCAGATGTTGAAGCATATTCAACCCTAGTGTTATCCAACACTAGTGCCACTACGATTACAGATTTCGATACTACTGAAGTAGAAAGGGAGTTGGTCGTTATAGCTACAAATAGCAATTCAACTATTGAAAATAACACTAACATATCTCTAGAAGGATCTACTAATCTAACTTTAAACACCAACGATGTTATCACTCTAAGAAAAATAGAGAGCATAGGAGATGTCTGGATTGAAGTAAGTAGGAGTATCAAGTAATGGCTAGAGTACAGGTACAAGATCTTAATGAAAAGTTGGAGTTAGCTGATATTGACTTCCTGCATATTAAGGACGGTGCTAGTGGTATTGACTATAAGTTTACTTTCAGTAATTTTGAATTACCCACTACTAACCCTACTCGACAAACCGTGTCAAATTTAGGGAGTGTTGCTTTTGACAACTTAGTTCCTCTCGTCCGTGGGGGAACTGGATCTTCTACAGCGGCAGGAGCTAGGACAAACTTAGGGCTTGGCACTGCCGCTACAAAAGACTACGGAAGATCTCTTGGAAATCTAGTAGAGGTAGGCAGTTTTGGGTTAGGTTCAACCTCAGACGGGGATAGTTTAAGTGGATCTATCGATTCTTCCTCTATCCCAGCAGGGGACTATAAGGTTTCCAGCAACTCTGGGGTATACCCAGTAGGAGTATCTACGTCTGGAGTGCTATCTGTTATTCGTTATAATGGAGATGTTATTGTACAAAAATATGCACCTAACAACAGTTTTAGACGATTTGAAAGAACTATAGAGGGTGCGGTTGTAGGTGATTGGCGAGAGGTTGCTTTTGCAGGAGAAGATATCACGTTTAGAGATATCATTGGTAGGAATATTGATGCTACTGGATATTTGCGTGGTTCAGACCCATCCCTGAAGTCCCGTAAACAAGTAGTGAGTGATATAACTCGTGAAGATTTAGACAGTATTGCTCTCTACTACTTCCGCTGGAAGGACATGCAAGAGGTTGATGAGTCTATCAGAGGCACTGAAGATATTGGTGTTATGGCTGATGAGGTACAGAGAATATTCCCAGAGTGTGTCACTGTGCGTAGTAATGGAACACTAGCTGTTGACTACGCTAAGTTCGCTACATGCTTCACTCTAGCAGATTACAAACTCAGGAGAGAGGGTAAATAATGGCAATAGGTATTCAAACGAGTGTAAGCCCTTATGAAGACTTTGATGATCTGTTTGAGCAAAGGATTTCAGGAGACCCCACAGTAGCAACTACTGGTGTCCAGACCTCTGGAGGTAGTGATATAAGTAATAGATATGTTCCTCTATCTTTCGGGGGAACAGCTATTGCTAACGACACTGGTGTTCAAAACAGCGCTGGAGATGATTGTCGTGATTTGTTTGCTGGAATAGGTACAGTTACTAGGGTACAAGCCCCTTGGGATGGATTAGATTACAGTGTAAGCTCCTTAGAGTCTGGATCGTCTACTGCGAGAGCTATACTAACTTTTTCACTAAATAACGACAAGAGCTTTTTGTTTGATGACTCTGGTAGCTCAACAAACACTATTAGTGGCATTCCAGTGGCTACTGGGGATTGGCTTGATAGTGGGTCTGTTTCTAGTTATGAGGCGAGAGTAAGCCTAGTATTCGACATAAATAACGGAGGTCAGATAAACAATGAAATGTCCTCTTTTGTCAGCCTTGGGACGTCTAGATCCTTGGTGATTGACTGTGCTAACAACCTTGGTGTAACACAAAAAGCTGGTACTGCCACTGTAGAAGTAAGACGTTCTTCTGATAATCAAATTGTTTCGACCAGTACATTTAGTTTTGATGTTAGAGCCGAAGGAACTAGTTAATATTAACATAAGAGGTGAATAATGGTTAGTTGGTTATTATTTTTAATATTTGCTTTGCTTCAAGTGGCAGATGTACGCACCACTGATAAAGCGATCTTAGAGGGTGCTATCGAAGCTAACCCTGTTGTAAGATGGGTCATGGACAAGCTAGGAGACAGGTGGTGGTTGGTTAAACTATTACCTCTGGCTGGTGGGGTGGTGTTATTAGCCCACCAAGCTTGGATGGCTCTCTTAGTTTTAAATGTAATTTTTGGTTTTGTTGTTTGGCACAACTACAAACTTGGGAGTAAGTAATGTCAGCAGAGACAGGCATCTTAGCAATTTTAGTTAAGTACCTGTGGTGGGGAATAACTGCCGTTTTTGGGTTTTTATTCGCTTGGGTATTTAAGCGTATAAATGATACCTACACCAAACAGGAGACAGACGAGAGGATCGAGTTAAGTCTCAAAGAGGTGTTAATGACAGTTAAATGGCATGGACAACAAATAGAGAAGCTAAATATCTTACTTGAGAAGATTGTCGATAAAGACACTCAGGATGGTAAGGATATGGCGAGTCTGTCCCAGAAAGTAGATAATATTATCGAAAGGATGGATAGAGAGAGTCGCTAATGTTCACTCCTCTCTATTATATTGTTGTGGGGTGTATCACCACCCTGCTTCAATTAAATTGGAAGAGAAGGATATACTCAGCTATGTTCTTCTTACTTCTGATATTTGCACCTAAACTAAGGGAATTATATGAAATAGACTACGAAACATTCTACTTATTATTATCTCTCGCTTGGATCTCTGTTGTCTTTATTCTAGAGAAAAATAGAGTGAGGTTATTCTTTTTCACCGCAGGAGTGGTGGTAGCCTCTCATTTTAGTGTAGATTTAATATTAAGAATTGGCAGTGTTGAGTTAGTTGTTTTTGGACTAATGTGGCACACTTATATTGATAGGTGGGTCAGTAGAAATAAGGAGGGGATAAAGAGTGGGTCTTCTAAAGTATTGGAAATGGGGAGTAATGTTATTTTTGCTAACCGTAGCAGGAACACTATATTACTTGAACCAAAACCTCACCACCTCGTTGAACGAGAAAGAAAAACAGATCGTCAGATTAGAAGAATCGAACAAAAGCTTGCAGAGTACGATGAAGACGATGCAGGAGAGGTACGAGAATCAATCTCTGAGGCTAGAAAAACTCTCAGGGGATAGTAGGGTACTACAAGAGACAAATAATCGTCTCAGGAATGAATTAGGAGGGTATAAAGACCGTGAAAAAGTTGTTCTTGCAAAGCCTGAGCTTATTGAGCGCAGGACTAATGATGCTGTTCATAAGCTCGTGCGCGAGTATGAGTGCTCCACCTCAACCACAGGTTGTGAAGGAAGTAATAGTGAAACCAGAGAGACCAGCAAAGATAAATCCAATAGAGATTGATTACCTCACAGTTACACAGGGTAATATGGAGGATAAGATCCTCACAGGGTCAGCCTATCAGTGCCTCTCTTGGTCAGATTATTTAACATTAGCACAATGGGAACAAGAGAAACTACGTTGGATAAGACAGACTAATTTAATATTAGACTACTATGAAAACAGGTTGAAGGAAATAGACAATGGAAAAGAAGCCTCTCCACCAGAAGATTAAGGACTACAGGGTAGTGAGTATACTTGCCCTTATCTTTATCTCTTACTTGCTGTATGAGGTTGTTCACTGGACTATGACATCAAATCCGACTGAGCTTGGTAGTGCGGTTGCAGTGTCAGGTATTATAGCTGGCTTGGTGGGCGCATGGAAGTTCACTCTGGAGTTTGCTAGATCCCGAAGTAATGATAATGGACAATCAAGTAGCGAGTAAATAAAAAGCCCCAATCCGTTAGGAAAGGGGCTTTATTTTTATTCAATTTCTACGTTATCGGCAAATTCAACAATGAAAATGTAAGTAGACTCGCCAGTTTGTCTAACTGAGTCTAAACTCACTCTGCCCCCTTGCTCTTGATAAGTCAACAGCTTAGTTGCGAAGTCGTGCAAGGAATAACACTTAATCAATTTTTCCATTAAGCTTCAATCTCTCCTAATTTCTCATAAGCAGACTTTTTCAAATCCCCTTTATTAAGTGACCCGTCTAGCTCCACACCAATCTCGCTGAAAGCTTCTATGATGGTTGCTTTAGTGCCTCCCTCGATAATATCAATGTATTCTTCTCTATCAAATACACTTTCATCTGGTTCAGTGGTATACTCCTCTTGCTGAGGTGGTGTCTCTACCTCTTCTACAACACCATTTGTCTTAAAGATAACCAACCCACCATTAATCATAACGGTTTTTTCTAGAATGGTTTCTCCATTCGCCCCAGCTTCAGCGGCAAGACGCAAAGCGTCTGCCACTCCTTTTCCTTCATATTTCTTCATAATCACTCCTTAAATATCTTGTGTACTTGTGTCACACCCATTCTCTTGTGTGCCAAACCCCCAGTCTTCTTCATGCACCTGTAAAACCTCCTTTATCGTGCTCGACTACGGGGTGATCTTCTTTAGAGATACCATCTCCCCATCCTATTAAAATACCAAAAGCATACTGGTCAGTTTTCATATTGTCTCCTTATGCGTGGCAAGCAACACACTCGCCTTTACTGGCTTTTACACCAGCTTGACTTCTCTGGTAATACAGGGTAGGAAGATTAGGATCTTCAATAAATTCCTGCGTTACCTCGCTAATCCACTCTTCTTCTTCATCCGCACCGAAGAAAAGGTTAAGAGATTGTGTCTGGCATAAATTAGGCTGTCTCTGAGAAGCGGCAGTGATGATCGACTTCTGATTTATCTCAAAAGCTGTCTTAAACACCTCTTTCTCTTCTTCAGATAACCAGTCTACATGCTGTACACTTCCAGCTTTTTCTTCAATGTCTTTAAGAGTGGTTTCATTGTAAACACCTCTCTCCTTCATAACTGACAAGAGGCTAGGGTTTATTCGTCTTACAGTGCCACCAGCGGTGGTCTGGGAGTAGACGTTCATTACAATAGGCTCTATGCCTTGGCTAATACTACCCACTAGTAAGGATGTGCTCATGGTGGGAGCTACAGCTGTTCGGTGTGTGTTACGAACACCATATCCTTTACACCACTCTGGTTCACCCCATTCCTTAGCCATCCATTGTGAAGCTTTTAATGATTCTTGTCGGAGGTGATTAAACACTCTACCATTCCACATCATAGCCTCAAAGCTCTCAAACGGGATTCTGTGCTCTTGTAAGTAAGTGGCATAGCCTAGCACACCCAAACCGAGTGCTCGACCCTTCTCTGTAAATTTGACAGCTTTCTCCAGCCCTTTAATCTCTCTTGCTTGACGGATGAAATGCTCTGCAACACAGTCTAAGAAGACAGTGGCTACAAAAACAGCATCCGTATCTTTCCACTCATCCCAATGGAGTAGATTCATAGATGAAAGAACACAAGTGAAAGAATACTCTTCACTAGAGTGTAGTAATATTTCGGTACATAAGTTGCTTGACTTAACATCTAGTCCAAGATCCTTATACATCTGAGGTCTAGACTCAGCAACAGTCCAGTCTTTATAAAGATAACCTTTCCCAATAGTAGACCTGATAAAGATAACACGCTGGTAGCGTTTTAAAGCTTCCTTATCACCCTTGTTTAACTTATTGATAAAGTCTTTTGTCAATATCCAACCAATGTTACAGTCATCGGGATAGTGAAATAGGTGATCAGCAATTTCCCAGAAATCTTTATGGTCAATCTCAATGTAGTTGGCAATAGCACCTCTCCGAGAAGACCCTTGAGAGATATTCTGAGCCATTGTAATGTAGTCTTTCAAAACAGGACGTGTACCACTAGCCTTTCCATCTACACCGAATTTACTACCTCTAGGACGAATATCCCCAAGATAAGCAGAAGTTCCGAAGCCATTCTTAGAGAGGACAGCATTCTCTTTCAGGACATCGTAGAACTCATATACACTGTCACCTACATACGTACCAGAGCAACTTACAGGGCATCCTTTGTTAGTACCCATGTTAGATAGTACGGGAGTGGCTGGACTAAGCCAACCTTTCCACATAATATCAAAGAACCTTGCCGCCCACTCCTCAGGGTTGTCGGTATAGCTTGCCGCTGTAGTAGCTACTGTAGTGTATCTGTCTAAAGCTGTCTCACCCTCAGTGAGGTATTTAGCTTTTAATAGTTGGTAGCCAGCCGTTGAATACCACTCAGGGAGAAGACCCTGCTCTTGTAACATCTTTCGTTCTTTAGATAAATCTTCATACGAACTCATTACTCAGAAGTCCTCCAAACAAATTTATTTTCATTATAATTACGAACATACTCAAAATTACCTGAGTTGAAGAAATCATGGAACTTATAAGCATTAATGTCATCGTAAAACCAATCTGCAATAGGGTTATATTTAGGCTTGTAAATCGCTGGCAACCCTAAATTACCTAAGCAAAGATCAATACGATGCTGAACAAAATTGTCCATCTGCTTTTCGGTGATCCCAGAAATCTCTCCTTTTGAAAAGATTTTCTTTATAATCTCTTGCTCGTGCTCATATATCTTCCTAGCGCATTCTATGATGTAGTCTTCTGTCTCTCTCACCTCTTCAACAGTCATCCAACCAGAGCGCAGGATCTCATCTTTCATTAGACGATAAACATAAGCACCATACTCACTGTGTAAATTCTCGTCTTTAACTGAGGCTGTTATGCCAGCATTAACGTTCTTAAGCAAGTCCTTGCCATTCACTTGGAAATGTCTTAAGAAGGCGAAGTTGCTGTATAGGATTGCGCCCTCCGTCATAGAAAACACCCCTAAGCTTACTAAAGGGTTTTTATCAGTGACAGCTTTTTCGATGAAATCAATCCTAGCTTTAAGAGCTGGATCATGTTGGTAGCTTGCGTAGTGCTCGTCTGTATTTAGCATTAACGCTTCGTCTAGTTTACTGTAAAAAACCGCGTGTACACCTAATTCTACATAACTAAACAAACTAGCCACTCGGATTAGTTCAGGGCGAGGACAGATCTTTTGAAACTTACCTCCCCAATACTCTCCTCCTACAATAATTTCATAAAGAGTGAAGAGTTTTAACACCTCTTTTACACCATGACTTTCTGCCTCTGTCATATTAACTAGCAAGTCTTGGACATCTTTAGATACTTCTACCTCTGAGGCTGTCCATAATATTTTCTGTTGTGCTTCCTCAAATTGGAACACCTCAGGGTAATCAAATGTATACGTATCTTTTTTAGTTAAGATACGGGGTTTCTTTGCCATATTACTCCTTACAAACTATTCTGTGTTTTAAATAATTTCCACTCTCTGTCTTGTCTTTCCGACCCAAAAAAGCACAGAGCCTCTACAACTGGTTTGTTCTCTTTCTGTGTCGAGTAGGATAAACAGTTAGGGCGGTGGAGCACCACTTTTTCTTCTACTTCTTTCTGTGTATTAACACCCATCTGCCAAAGCACTTTATAAATGAAGTCTTGAGGGAGGTTCTTAATAGCTTCCTCCGTGTCAGACTGACCATAGAAATTATATTCCTGTGCTTCTTCGCGTAAATTTTTGTTCTTTAAAATAAAGCCATACAAGTCTAAACAACTAATTGTACGAAATGATTCAAGCTCGTGAAATGCCATTATTGCTCCCCCATAAATTGTTTTTCATTACCCAATTCTAATGCTTTTCGGTATTGCCAGAACGTCTCTGTTACAAAATTACCCCCTGCTGTGTAGTCATACCAGTCTTTGTCATTAACAACCTTAGCGACATGCTCTGTAGGACTAAAATGAGGTGGATCTTTTTGGTATATGCCACGTAAAGGAAGATTCAACATACCGTAGATTTTTAATGCTTTCTCTAAACTATCATCTAGCACACGATAACTAACCTGAGCGCAACAACTGGTAGAAACTTTAATAGCTTCCTGTAAAGTATAGAAAGGATCGTCAAAATCTACATAAGGCAAGTGATACTCCCCATAACATAGCTTTCTCGGTGAGCTTTGATCAATAGCCTTCTTCATACGCTCTGCAAGCAACTTAATCTCTGGTTGTGCATCTTTATGACACCTGAGCTTGAAAAAGCTCTCAAACCCTTCTCTCGTTGCTGTAACCACCCCTTTAGTCCACATGAATGGCTCTAATAGACGGTTAACAATTTGTTTGTGATATCCCTGTCTATGTAGGATTTCAGCTCGCAGTGCCGCATCACTAGCAGATCCTAACCATTGGTACTCCCCTTGCCCGAAATCCTTATAGTTAGGAACTTCCTCCTCTGCTTGCATCCCACGTTGGTTCTTACCCCAATGCACTGGCATAGCTGGGTTTGTCCTCACTTGCTCAATCATTTTTTCAACTGGAACAGCACGAGAACTTTGGAAATTCCTTGAAAATACCCTGTGAGTATTAAACTCTGGCAAGACAAATCGGTGTAACTCTATTTCTAAAGTAATCAGCTCCTCACCATTCGGAGCTTTACTATGACAAATAACCTTTGCACTTGGTTTATCCATCACACCTCCCTTAGATAATTCTTAATAGTTTCAAGCCCTGTGATGACCTTGTACTCTGTTGTTACCAAACAAGGCACACCTCTTACTCTAAACTCTTGCACTTGGTCTGGGTGCAAATCAACATCCACCAACTCAACTTCAATGTTGTGTGCTTCAATCCACTTCTTAAGTTGTTTGCATGGATTACACCAAGACGCACTAAACAGTTTAGATTTCTGCAAGTCTTTTCTCCTTATTTTTAATGTTTAAATGTGTTTCTAAGATTGGTTCGAGCTTAGGCTCTAGGTAAGTAAATGGCTTCTTGACTTTGTTATTCTCATCAAGAAAAACAAGATAGTCTCCTAGCACAACACCTCTTACATCCATTCCACATTCTCGACCAATACGCTCTTCTTCTGTTGCAATCATCTGGTATAGAGAGCTTTCGTCATGCTTGTATGGAGCACGATTGATATTAACAAACTTAGTGTAGTTGCTCTCAATAACTTCCATAATAGCCTCAGTAATAACAGCGTGTCCCAGACTTCGGATACCGCTATTAACTAAAGATACTGCTTTTTGGCAAAGATTGTTGTCGGGATCAAGATGCTCTAGGTAAGCCGCAGTGAAAAAGATATCTGCAAAAGCGTCCAGCACCTCTAAGATATCTTCATCTTCAATAGCTTGGTGAAGCTCTTTAATTTCTTCTTTTACAATTTTTTCTTGGTCTTCGATAGAAGGGGGCGCACTTCGCGCAATTTGATTCCACTCCACTACTTGCCGAGAAGAATCGGGGAAAAGGATTTGGAAATTAATATTTCCTTGCATACTACCTCCAGATTATAATTTATACCAAACAAGGTTGAACTCATAAGATTCTACGATAGACTCTGTAATCATCCTCACCTCTTCCCAAACACCACCAGCTCTATCAGAGCCGATTTTATATGGGAATCCTAGTGTGACATAAGAAGCACTTCCACGTTCTAGTAGGATGCGGTCTAAAGCCGCAGTTAAAGCTGAGACATAAGCTCCGTAGTGTAGTTGCCGACCATTCTGTTTAAACCACTCACCGTATATTCCATAGTATTCTTGCCCGTATAGGTTAAATACACCCGATCTTAGATATAGAGGTGCAAAACTGAAAGTGCCAAGAGTATCTCCTTTTAAGGCTTTGTCCCACACTGTATCAGCTTCATAAGCTTCGGGAATACGTTCCCTCACTTCCTTTGCAATACCACTACCAAAGTTGTTCTGGCAGTTGCAACAATGAAACATATAATCAACGTCACCATTCAAGAAAGCGTCTATTAAATTACCTTGAATTATTTTCATACTGCCTCCAAAGACGTATATAATTATAGCATAAAGGGAGGGAGCTGTCAAGCTCCTCTCCTATTTCTTTAAGATTATTCGTAGACAGTGATTGTCTTCTGTTGAGGAATTACTTCACGTAGGGTGTCTAAGATATAATCATACTCATGTCCGTGATAGCTGTAATAGCTGTATTCAGCGCGATAGATTTTATCACCTAAACGGAATACACCGTAACAATACTCAGATCCACCTTCACCGCCACCTTCTTGCTCTAAGTGTTCATAACCACCTAGTTGTTCAAAGATCTCTTCCTCCTTTTGTCGTTTAGCATCCCAATAAGTATTGACTTCTTTGAGATAGTTAGGATCATCATAAGGGCGTCCACCCCGATCAGGGTATTTTAAACCCACTGAGTCGTCACTAGCGTCTAAACTGTCTCCCTCACACAATGAGTAAACTAGATCCTTCAAACCATCTCCCATCTCACTTTGGAGACCTAGCTCTAGTGCTTTCTCAAAAGGTGCTAAATCAACTTTGTTTGACATATTAAATTCCTCCATAATATTTTTAAAATAACTATATTCGGGCTTAATAAAATGTTCTAAGTTAAGAACGATAAACGAAGTAGCCCATCCCTTCGTCAAACTGGTAATGGTTTTCCGTAGAGACCACTGCCAAGCCCTCCACCAACAAATCTTGCCTTTGCTTGGTATCACCCAGCGCTCCATAGCAATCACTGTCATCTCCTCTCGGAACATCCTCACTTGTTGCTCAAAAGGAAGAGAATTAAATTTCTCTTTATCAACAAGAACATCTTCACCATCCTTGAGTATCTTAGAGTACACTGGATCGTTAGGATATGAAACCACACTATGAAGCCAATCGTGGTCGTAAACGTAGGTTACGTTATCTGTAAAGAAATCCTCTTTGTTCTGCGACAGAGATAGGAAGTCTTTGTTCCCCAACTCTCCTCTCCAGTGCTGTACCAGAGCATCATATAAAGCTGGTATCAGCTTACAGCCTTTGCTCTGCATGAGAAGAGCATCTTGCTTGTGTTTCTCCCAAGCATGGTTATCCCAACCCGAGTGAGATAGTTTGATCGTGTAGAGAACATCAGGAGGTGCGTACCCATCAATATCAGGGATAAGTCTCATAACCTCATTAGGCAGGATATGTACATCTTCTCCATCTCCTTTCATGTAAATAGAGTTTTCTCCATGCCACAAATCGAGGTCATTAGGATCACGCCAATCATCCCACCAGTATTTAGCCGCTGTGCTCCCTACAATAATCATACTGGGTCGTACACCATAACTTTTTTAGTGGTAGGTCTAACTTCCTTAACAGATCTTAGGTTTTTAGAAATACTATAGCTGTCGTATTCCCACACAACTTTATATGTTTTACCATCTGCTTCAAAAACACCCCACTCTAACTCCGTCCCTTCAATATGCCCTTTATCGAGGTGGTGGTAGTTCTCGATTGAATCCAACCACCAAGGTGACTCGCCCTCAGCCATACTGATTAAAGTGGTGTCTATACGCTTACCACTATTTAAAGTTTCAATTAAAATATCTACAGTACCCATTCAACTACCTCCTTTCTGACTTTACTTAAGTATTCTTCTAATGTTACATCATCACCGTTCCAAATGTCAACTGTGTTTTGTAACAAACCATCTGGAAGGATCACCCGACTATCGATATCACCGTCACTACGCCCTAGTATCCGAATACCAAGTATATTTTCTTGCCCTAATTTATCAATAGCTGGGATAAGCTCTTCTACAAACCCAAAACTCCCGTCTAGGTACAATCCTCCTTCCTCTAGTTTGTGTGCTCTACGTAATCCAAAAACATCTTGTCCAAACATAGGTTTCATAACTAACTCTGAGGTGTAAATAATAGCCTCTCTTATAGTGAGAGGAAAGAAACCTTTCTGGACAGTAGCTCCTTGGTATTTTAAAACCCCAAGAAACTCTCTTAGTCGTGTCGCCTCTTGGTCTGTGATGTTAAATAAAGTGTTTGGAGTGCTCTTCCTAGATCTGTCTGAATAAATTTTCCAGTAAGTCTGTTCATCTACACCAAACAGAGCCATTGTAGCGGTGTGCAAGCTCTCCTTACATTCTGCTCTTTTGAAAGATAGCACAGTGAGTAGGTGGTCTATAGCTGTGTCTTTACCACAACCCTGTGCTCCTGAGAACACAATTAGCAGTGGATTAGTCATCCTTCTCCTCCAGCTTCATTAGGATATCATTACCAATAAAACTTAACCAAGTAAGAGTAATAGCAACTGCCCTATATTCGTCTTCTGGGAACAACCAAAATAAAGTTAGGAAAAACAATCCCCACCAAAAGTATTTAGTTTGTTTAGCGACCCGCTCTCCAAATAACTTCAAAAATAGCTTAAACTTATCCATAAATATTCTCCTTTAGTTTTTGTAATGCTGTCCCATCATACTCCCCATCATTCCAGTATTGGAGGAAATAATATTCAGCTTCCCGTCTCACTTGGTGTAACTTCCCAGCCATGTAGCAAAGACACGGTAGTAGGTATCCTCCTCATCAGAGATCTTTAACAACTCGTACATATCTGGTTTATATTCTGACATTACTCCTCCAACAATTTATTTCTTTCTATATCATTTAAAGATAGGTATTGATCTGGTGTAATACCATACCACTCACATACTCGGTTTGCAAGGCTATACCCAGCATACCTTTCTTTAATAAACACTCCTTCTTTAATCACCACATCAGATAATAACATAAGGGGATTAGATCTTACTTGACCTTCCTCTAGTGCTTTTTGTAGAAAAATCAGTTCACGATATAAATAGGTAGTAGTTCCTACAGTTAACTTTACGTGGTCTTGATAGTAGTTCATTATATCACTCTATAGTTAATTTAACTAGACCCTCAGAAAAAGCTAGGAAGAGGAGATCATATTGTTTCCGATATTTAGCAATCCTCCGACTATCTCCATTAACCATACTAAAACTTAAGTTTGAGATTGTGTCTGCTAGCTTAACTACAAGAGCTTTTTGGTCTGTTTTAATACGTTCAATGTACTCATTATAATCATACCCTTCTTCTTTTGTCACTAGTTGTACACTGGTTATAACATCTTCTTCAAAACCTTTTGCTCGAAGAATATCCTCAGTGATATAAGTATCCTCAAGAATATCGTGAAGCCAAGCCACCTGTAGCATTTTAAATAGAGGTGTGGGGTCATAAGCAATAGAATCACTAAAGTGTTGATCAACCAATCGTTGAACAGTGCAGGCTACATCCGCTAGATGTTCCCCATACTCTAAGTTGCCATACTCCTGACCTTGATGGGCTTCTAAAGCCAGCTCTTCAGCCATCTCTAAAGCTATGATTTCCTGTGCTAAATTCATACTATCCCTCCATATCATTGTTAATTAAACACCCATCGTACATATCTCCTAACTTTTTAGCACAAGGGATTGTCTCTGGGCTATCATCGATCCAAACATCAGCATCCCAGAAGTTCTCTTTTTGCTTACCACCTGTAAAAATGACATCAATCTTTAGGCTCTCTGCATCCAAAAGGATATCATCATTATACCCATCATTACGATCAGGGCGGTAAGTAACAAACTTCACCGAATGCCCTCTATATTCACAGGCTGAGATAAACATCTTCCAAAGCTCTGGATCAGCTGTGAAGGTCTCATCGTAGTCTAGAGCTATCTTCATAACTACTCCTTGTCCAAATATTTCTCAGGGATAGCCACCATAACACAATTCTGATCACGAGGCAACTCTTTCTGACACTCTTCAATCGTAGGTGCTGTCTTATTAATAAGCTGATCCTTACCTAGGTCGTAGTTCCCTGCTCCAAAACCTAGCATACCCCCGAAAACAAGCATAAGACCTAATATGAAAGTAGTTCCATTATCCTCTACAGCAGAGACAAATAGAAAGAATAGTCCAATAACAATAACTGCGATACCAAAAACAACTAGCATAGTAATCCTCCTTAACTAAAAGATTTTTCAATAATTCTAATCCGATCCTCTTCTTCCATAACATTAGAAAACGAGTCTGGTTTCTGTTTTGGAGTGGACATAAATTCTGTAATGCTACTGTATTTCATACAATCTTCCCGTAGCTCTGTCAGGCAGTGGTTACAGATATAGCCGTGTTCACTTGAGTGGTGATCACACATAATATTTTCACAATCTTTTCTAAAGCATTCTTTAACAGCCATATCAACTCTCCTCTTTAACCACTTTTAATTTTCCACATTTAGCGCACTTATACACTATAACATGTTTTTGAACTAAATCAAAACCATTCCATCCGTTAGGTCGGATACCTAGCTGTCTCATCTGCTCTAATCGGGATGGGACGACTACGTGTTTATCTAACTTCCATGCATGCCTACACTTCTCTAGGTAGTAGACGATGCCCCACCCAATAACTGCTACAAGAATGAAATATACAACCAACAATAAAATAAAATCCATACCCCCTCCAGACAATAAAAAAGCTGTGTACCAAATCAATGATACACAGCTTAATAGCTTATCTTGCGTTTGTCAAGAAAAATCCTAGGTGTTTCTTACTACTGCACATTCATCAGTAAGCTCTCTCGCTTCTCCTTTGTGAACCTATTTTTACGTGCTCTGTTATGTTTCCCACAATCCTGACATTGATATACATCAAACTCACTGACAGAGGTGTATGCTTTCTTATCTGTTTCAACAAGACGCGGAGATCCACAGCAAACACAGCGAACATCTTGGTCTTTGTAGTATAGAGCCGCATTAGGATGGCGTCTATCATAAGCGCGTAACTTCAAATATACAGCCTCCAACACTTCCACATCAACCACATTGTAATCGATCATTAGTTGCCACGCTTCCATATCCCCATCATAACAATCACGCCACATCTTAGCTCCTGTGTGCGGTAGTTTCTGACCCACTTCTAAATAACGAGCAATAGTCTCTAGGCGGTTAGTCGGGAAACGGAAGTTAGCCTTAGCAATATTTAATGTGTCAATAAGTTTGGTCGGGGAGATTGGATCTAATCCGTGATATACAAACCGAGTATTAGCTGTCTTCCAATCAAATTTAATGTTGTGAGCAATAGCCCAATCACACTCGGATAGTAGTTTGTGCAGGTCTAGGCACAGCTGATAGTCGTCATAAGGATCTTCCTTGTAGCTGTCATAATGAGGTAAGCCGACACTGCTAATAGCATCTCCATTCAACCATTTAGCTGAATAAGACATAATAAAACTATTACGATATACAAAATCTTCTTGTATATTCTGTTTATACCTCCCGAAACCCATATATAGTTCTGGAGCTGTCTCTAGGTCAAACAAAAGGATCTTAGCTCCTTCTTGTTGTTCCTCTACAGATTGTATAATATCTTCAGATAAATTACCATGCTCCCGATAATATTTTAATACATCGTTAACTTGTGTTTTACCCATATTTAAAATGTCTGCAATCTGACGTCCAGACATCCCTTGATCACTCAAGCTGAGTGCCTTACTGTGCCAATCTTTATATCTCATTACTTCTCCATCTTAACTGTTTCACCACAGAACACAATAGTAGATCCAGCATTCTCAGGTACTTTTATACGAAGCTGATTACCAGCTGTATTACCCATCTGATTCCAGTGTTTATTCAAAAAACCACACTTACTAAGGCGCTCTTCCCTTGTCCACTGATTAAGCTCCTCTGTGGATTTGCACTCCTTGTAGCCCATCCCCATCTGGTATTTTAGTGCTCCTGCGCTTAACTTATCTTTGTGCATACTCTCAACTATCTCCTAGTAACTTCTTATAACAATCCCTTCGCTTGTCTTTATTAGAGATTTCATCTTCTTTAAAGCCAGCTCCTAACAGTTCCTCTTTTTGTTTTTTCACAGGCTGGTTGGTTTTGGCAATAACCTCTTTATCCAACTTAGCTTCTTCGAAAGAGAGTCCTGTCCTCTGGCTGTGTGTAATTATTGTGTGGCATCCTTTACACACAAGCTGTAGGTCTTCTTTTTCACAGGCTAAGAGTCTGATTACAAAACCTTCGATATCCTCAAAGTCTCGGAGGCTACCAGCCTCTATCTTATGATCTACTTGGATATCTTTCATGGGGAATGTATTACCACACACTTCACAGTCAGCTCCCCATATTTCTCTTTTACCTTTTTTAGCAGGGTTTTTTATCTTTCTTCTATTCTCCTTTAAGAACTCGATCTTGACAGGAGATTTGTTCCAACCTCTTCTTAACAACCCCCTGAGCCAAGTAAACCAAGCTGTCTTATTCTTCCATATATCGGGAAAACTAAGCCAAGGGGTTGGATAATTATTATCACTCAATAGCATCTCCTTCTGTGGATAAATGGACAGTAAAATCAATGGATTCAATATCTCCTTCTAACTCTACTACTAAATGACCTTCTTGGTTTAGCCATAAATCAGAAGCTTTAAATCCCCTTGCTCTAAGATACTTCAACAGCCAAGGGACTCTAACCTTATCTTCCTTCATTCCTTATCTCCTCTCTGATCTGCATTATCAGTTTACCGAGATGGTTTTCTCCTTCACCTGTCCTAAGACAAACACCCCAGTAAATATCCCGCCACCAATTACCCTCCTGTATATATTGGTCGCCCGTAGAAATAAGTTTATTCCTTAGAGAGGGGTTTAAAGGGGAGAACTTATAGCGTAACCCATACAACATAACATCCTGTTTTATATCCTCCCAATCTTCCCTTAAAGTCAGACTTCTTCCATAAGACTTAAGACCTTTCAAGGGATGCAAACAAACCCCTACTCTTTCAGAATGATCTTTGGTTTTCATAGCCACATAGAAGTGCTCATTCGTAGGGAAAGAAAGACCTCCTGAAAATTTTAAAGGTCTTTCAAACAAAGCGAAGTTACTGAGCCAGTTATATTCGTCTCTAAACGTCTCTATCATACTCCACTCCCAGATCTTTACACATACTCTCCAATGTGGTAGGATCGTTATAATCACGGTGCATATAAAGAAGTAGGAACATTTCAGAGGCAATATCGAAGTAGTCGGCTACGATCTCTTCTTCAGTATCCCAGTGATTATATGTTACAGGGCTTGGATACCACTTCTTATGCATCTTTAAAACAAACTCTAGACAGTCTTTTTTAGTGGTGAGGGGGTCTAGGTCTTTCTTAGCTGTTTTCTCCCCATAACGAGCTTTACAGAGCTTCCTAGGCAGGATATTATCGGTTTTGTCTCCGATAAGCATTTGAAAGCATAGAGACTTAAAGCCCATAACCCTGATCTTACCTTCTCCATCCACCCATATTTTCCCTACTCCTTGTGGGATTAAGTAAGGCTCATCTGCTTTATCCATGTCATAGATACCGCCCTCTGTCTGCCAAGCGTCCTTATCTATTGTAGATTGAATAAATTCACCGCTAGAAGCTAAGATGGAAAGTAGGTCATCACCTTCAACTCCGTACTGAGATTCTGAGGGGTAGTATTTGTAGAGGTATTCTTTGACTTCTTTGAGGTAGAGGGGGCGAATATCATCCTTTCTGTTACCCTTGTACTCAACTATTGTGGCAACTTTCTTTCTGAAGTTATCTTCACCATCAAACACAAGGACAAACTCTTCTGCTTTACAGGCTTCCATTATCCCTTTTATTAATGATTTACATATCTGGTAGGCGTGTTCTACTGGCTCTACTTCACGATCATCTTCTATTTCAAATTCTTCTAGTCTAAAAGGCTCTTTACCCTGCTCCAGCCTTTCCTTGTTTGTGTCTGCTAACCATCCCCCAGCTTTCTTACTGTGATGTCCATAAAACTCGGTTCGATTATCAAACTCCTTTTGTCTTCCTGAGGGGATGTGGGTGACAACTATATATCGCCTTTCTATAGCTGAAGCCGCTTTGAATGATATGATATCAGCGTCTATAGCTACTTTCTTCGGTAGGTTCATTACTTCTCCTGTAACGAAAGAAGGGGCAAGAAGCCCCTTTAATTAATCAAATTGTAGGTACACACTGTAGTGTGATTATTCTTGCTCTTGTTCTTTTTTATTTTCTAAGATTTCTCGTGCATGTACTAAGGTCTCCGCTTCCTCATACTTGCGTTTAGTACTCTGTTCATCATAACAAGCCTTAGCAATCTTATTAAAATCACCAGCTGTGATGTTAAACTTCTGTTTAGCTACATCAGCAATATTTGATTGTAGATCCTTTAAGGCATCAATCTGAGTTTGAGCGTCTTTCCACTCTTTGATGTTCCCACGGAAACCTTCATCGTTTAAAATATACCCTTGAATATTCATATCTCTCCTTACTTCTGAATGCTAGCGTCAATTTGTAGGTCTTTAGCCGCTTTAGCTGTCATCAGTTGCATAAAGTTATCGACTGTACCTAGAGCATTACCAGCTGTGCTATCTCCACCTCCAGCAAACACAGTTTGTGGAACATTGATTTGAGAAGCCGCTGAAGCCCATTCTTTGTTAATAGCTACTAGAGCTTCAAGTTTCTGAGCCAAAGCACCATCAGCCTCTAAGATTACACGTTTCTCATAAGCTTGTGCGTCAGCCGCTACTTGTACTGCTTGTGCATCAATGCGAGCTTTATCTAGATTAATCTCAGAGGTTTGTTTAGCAATCTGAGCTTCTTCACGCTGACGTTCTGCTTCGATAAGAGCCAGCTGTTTGCTTGTCTCAGCATTAGTGGTTTTTTCAATCTGCTCCACTTCTGCTTTAGCTTGACGTTTAGCAATTTCTGTTTTACCAGCTTGAATAGCTAACAGACGTTGTTCTTCTTGCTCTTTACGCTCTTCACGAGCTACGATACGACGACTAGCGGCATCTTTACGAGCTTGGATTTGTTGCTCAAACTTATCATCTGGGTCTAAGTCTTCTAAGATTGCACTACCTACTTTGATACCAAACTGCATAAAATCATGCTGTTCACGAATAGGCATACCATTCTTACCTAACACCTTCTGCATAACAATAACTTCTTGGCTAGTGTCACCTACACTTGAAGTATTTTCAGCACCTTCCGAGTTATTTGCTGTAGCATCGGAAGACACAACACCAGTGTTAATACGCTTCTTAACTTGCTCTACAACAGCACGACCTTGTGCGATAGTATCACGGAAATCGGTCTTAAAGTTATCTCGTTCACCACCAGCATAGTATTCTTCCATCGTGTACATGTTAGCAACGCTGTCCATTGAAGCCACTACAGCTGGTTTCAGTAGTGCAGATACAAGACGCTCAGGACTACGATACATACGAGCCATTTCTAAGAAAGCTTCTTCCTCCTGAGGGATCTCAAAACGAGTGACTTGCTTGATATGCCCTGTCCAGTTGTCTGCCATACGGACTTTGTGTGGCGCTGATACGCTACTACCATCTGCCTGTGGGTTGTTTGTATTAGAAACTGTAATAGCCCAAGGGTATTGATTACTGTAACCAAAACCTTCAAAATACCAACCTGTAGTACAAACAGCTTTCTCACTTCCGAAAACAGTCCGAACGTGTTGACAGTTACCACCATCGTTGTACTGAAAAGCACCACCTAGTAGCATCACTGCGGATAGAATAGAGGCGATAGAAATACCAACACTCTTAATCTTTCGTTCAATACTATTAGCTTCTGTTTTAACAAAGAAGCCTACTGCGACTGAAACTAGAAGTAACAGAACACCCAAAATACCTAAAAACATAATATCCTCCATTTTGTATAAGGGGGCTTAACAGCCCCAATAAATTCTTTTAAAATCAACTACTTATCAGAAGGGAATGTCATCATCAAAGTCGCTATCTTGGTCTGGCTGATTGTTCTGACTAGCCTGAGGGCTACTACTCTGTTGCTGTTGTTGCTGTTGCTGTGGAGCTTGCTCCTGACTACTGAATAGCTCTGGAAGGGCTTCTTTACCACCAGAGGCATACTTAAATAACACTTCCTCAGCGATTTTCACAGTGTCCTTTGCCAGATCTTCTGGTTTAGCTGTTTTCTTAGCTACTGCCGCCACTAACGTTGCCGCATAGCCCATACAGCTTTGGCGCATAATCTGATCCTGATTACCACCTGACTTGCCTTGGTAGCCACCGCCTTTGCCGCCTTTGTTACCACCCCGACCTTGATAACCGCCACCGTTTCCACCAGCTTGTTTTTTCTGGACAAGCTCTGGATTGCCTACTAGGTTGCTCCAATCATCAGGGTTATAAGTGAGTTTGATTGTATCGCCATTGTCAAAGGTTTTTGGTTTTTGCTTAATACCTAAGCTGATATTATTGTGCCAGTTGCCACTATCATCTTTAATATTGAGTTTATAAAAACCTTGTGGGTTCGGCTCTAATTTAAATACCTGACCCGTTACTGTTACATTTGCCATACTGATTACTCTCCTTTCTCTTCTTCACGTTTCGTTTTGTTGTAAGGTCGTTTATAATTACCTCCCTTACCCTTGCCACTGTTGTTAGGATTGCCCCAACGATGAGATAAGAATACTTCTAGGAAGTCCTTTTCTCGCTGTTTCTTAGTGCTTGTATATGTCATTATACCTCCTCTGCTTCAATAAAGTGACAGGTAGTATACCACACAATAAACTCCTGTCAACCCCTATTTATAAATTAATGGCACTGCGCCCAGTTGCGCCCCAGCTGGTAGCCAGCGGTGAGGTCAACACGTAAGTTATAGAACTTACCTCCTTCTTCGATAGACTTAACTGCTAACTCTCCAGCTCTGCTGTAGCCACACCACCAAACTCCGTTGGCGTGTCCGATATCACTAAACACCTTCCCTGTAGATTCCTCCATCTGAGCCTTCCACTCCTCAGCTTCTTCCTCAGACTTGAATGACTTAATCTTAACGTTACGGGTGTGCTCTTCCATCTGACTTTCATCATGGTAAAATATGATAGCCTCAGCTTCAAGGTTTTCATCTCTCACCCAACGATCCCAGTAGACAGCGGCACGTTTCATACAGATAACGCCAGCTGATTGGAATAAAGTATTTACTAGGCTGTGTCTAGAACGAGCCATAAGCTTTCTTCCATCAACACCCACTATAAACTTCTTATCGTTGTCTGTCCAGTGTTTTTCTAATGCTTTCTTTAAAAGAGCAAGAGGCTTAGAAGCTTCCCAAAATGCGTTGAATACACGTTGAGCATGATCCAAACTCCATCCCATTTGTTTAGCAATCTTAGGTGGTTGAGCACCATAAGAGGAGCTATACTTTAATACTTTAGCACTATCCCGATCCACCCCCATTTTTTCAGCATTAACAGAATGTATGTCGTGTGGCTTAGGAGATACCAGTGCTTTGGCATACTCCTTCCCGTTGTAAGGAAGACAATAGTGAGCCTCTACACGAGCTTCCAAACCATCAGCATCACAACCTATCTGAACACTACCTTTTGGAACACAGAACATGCTCCTCATAGGCTCTCCATACAAACTCGTAACACGGGGGATATTTGCACTTTATATTCACTCAAAGTCGCTAGCTTTGAGCCGTTCTCGTAAGCAAGAATGAAAGTATCTCCGAGTTGTTATCTCTTGTATCTTAAGTTCTTTAGAGATGTCTCCAAGAGATTTACCCTCTAGGAACATCCTTACTATAATACAACCCAGTTCATCTTTTGTATAACCCAGATCAGTTGCTACTAGAAACCTTCTATTACCTTTGTCTAGATAACATCCTAACAACCTTCTAGCAGAGAAGTAGCCAATATTCATGGTCTTAGATATCTTCGTTAAAGTAGCACCTAAGGCATACATCTTTCTAACAACATAAGGATCTGTGTTATTGATCTCTTGATTGAATAGAGACATGTCTTGTTTGCTTATGTAGACTTTTGCAAAATGCCTGTGTCTACCAAGATCCCTAGATATTTTTGCGAAAGAGTACCCCTTTAGTGACTGCTTGTAAATAAACTCTGCAAGAAAAGAGGAATCTTTAAACCCTAGCGACTCTGCTGTCCTGTCCCTTTTTGAAGAGGAACTCTTACAGTTGGCGACATCTTTCAATGTCTCTCCATACCTGTTAACAACCTTGTCTTGCGCCATTGTGTGCAAAGATTGATTACAGAGATTATAGTAGAGAGGGTTATTTGCGGCATCAACTTGCTCCAACAACTCCACTTCTTTTTTGGCAACAGCTTCTCTACTACCTTTAAAGAGGACTTCAACAGAGAATCTATCTCCTCTAGAGAAATCTTTAAAATACTGGACACTGGCAGAGCTAGACCAATATTCTTTATCCTCTCTGTTACACCAAATAATCTCCTCTCCCTCGATAGAGACAATATCACATTCTTGTTTCATACCTATGTAATATTTAGGTTTCGCGTCTTCTCTTTTATTAACTAATCTGTATACAATATTCATTCTTGCTCCTAACTGCTTACAGTTTCCTGTAAGAATAGACTATATCTTTGGTATATTAATAATAAACCGACTTACTATTATTATACCACAGCCTGTTTCGATTGTCAATGTTCTATAAGAACAGGAGCTTACAATCTACGCCTTACGGCTAGTCGTTGAACCTTCTCCTATTCGGAGCTTGGCGGCTGATCACCCAATCTTCTACATTTTCAGACATTCACGCCTAGGCTTATTTCATCCTTACGTTGTAGTTGTAGAAGCTCTAAGGGCTTCCCAGCAATTAAAGCTGTTTTTTACGTGAGGCTAGCAATTAACCACACGGTGTTGGAAACGCGATGTGTTGCACCCGCATGTATCCGCTGACGTAGGCAATCTACCATCATACTCCAGACGTGGATGGGCTAGGAAGCCTGTTCCATTAGGACTTAGTATGCTATTGCGTCTATGGCGGTAAGTCAACCAATGAACAATATCCTTGACATAAGCATATCTCTTACCCAACAACTCCAAGTTAGGGCAAAGCTTCTCCTTGTCGTCTCCATCAGTGTAAATAGGCTGTGTAATAACCTTAAGGGGTCGAGAGAGATCGTGGTTTATCAGCTTATCTCTCATCTCCGCAATAGAGTTGACTTTTAAATGTTCTAATCGGAAAGGCTCTAGAGGACTATCTTTTGTCTCATCTATGTACCTCTCACAACTCTCTAGGAACTTAACACGGTCTAGTTTACGTTTCTTGCTGTCAAGAGTCAGGTCTTTATCTTTAAACGCAATAGGATTCCACCCCTGCCCTACAAGGTAAGATTTAATATCCCCTTGGTTAGCCAAGCGCATAGGCTCAGTCATAGGAGGCATTTTCTTATCCTTAAGATCCTTTAAAGCCTGTTCCATCATCTCAGGGGGTAGAGGTTGCATTTCACCTTTCTCCCTGCTCTTCCTAATAAAATCTGGCATGTCCTCTGGGTCAGTGATACCAGCTTGTTCACAGTATCTCTCCCCAGCCTTACTAATCGATCCATCTTGTTTAAAAGCTGTCTTAGGAGGAGCTTTAAACTTAAGTACCTCGTTGTCCACAGGATACCCCAACTTCTCCAACCACGACCAACCATGACTACTAATCTCCCCATTGTCGGTGAAAGGTTTAGCAGGATAACTAGGCTGTCTACTAGGAGGTAGTGGTCTAGGAGGTAATTTAGGCTCTACAACAGACTCTAATCGTTCCATTTCAGCATTAAGCCACTCCAAGTTTTCTTTGGCTAGCTGTTGGTCAAAAAAGAAGCCCTTTTCCTCACTACGTGATACTATCTCAGCAATAGCTTTTTCAACCCAATAGGCTTGATCCCAGTTCCAATTACCTTTCTCTTGGATGAGGTATTGGTAGACTTTCTCGTTTACTTCCACATCTCGAATACAATATTCGAGCATTTCAGGGTGGTATACAGCAAACTCAGCACCCTTGGGGTCACTGGGTGACACTAATCCCAACTCTTCGGCTTTAGCTCTCCAGTCAATCTTAGGCAATCCTAAAATCTTACCAAAGTCGTCTATTGAGTGACCCAACCTATCTGGGTTCAATGTTTTAGACAGCACAAGGGTGTCTTCAATAAAACAAGGCGATCCCTCTATTGTGTCCTCTAATGACCAATTATTAGCCTCAGCCTCTTTAGGATCACAGGTATCGGCTACTGTGAAACTAATGCCTAGTAGCTTACTACAAGCTCTTAAGTCATAGTTAATTATGTTGTGACCTATTAGGACAGAACACTTCTTCAAAAACTTGCTGAACATATTCAAAGGGAACTCACACTCAGGGTGATCCCCGAATGTGAAGATCTCCTTCGTATCAATATCTTTAGCAACAATACAGTGTATTTCTGTAATAGGATCTTCAACGTTAAGTAAGCCATTACCTTCTATATCAAATACGGCTCTTCTTCCCATCTCAATCTCCTTAAAAATCTGCTTCTGCATTCTCAAGCAAACCTGTTGTATCATTCATCTGGAATATATCAGCTATTCCTAGATAACCCCAAGGTCTGTTTTTAAGAACACTCCATCTCACTCTACCACGGCTCTTGTCTGGCATGATCTCAGGCTCTAGACCTAGTACAATCCACGATAATTGCTCCAGACCTGAAGCTCCTTTAAGATCTTCTTTTCTAACATTAACCCAGAAAGGCTCATTCTCCTTACCCTTTGGTGGTCTGAAGTCTTGAACAATATTTCGGTTAAGGTGGCTTACAGCTATAATCCCTAGGTCATGTGATGCCACATAAGCCGCAAGCTCTACCATCGTTTTCTCTAGAGCGCTACGCTCATCGTTAGTGCCAAGTCCTGTCACTAGCATAGAGAGGTGGTCTAGGATTATGAAGTCAACATTATAAAGGTAGTGGAAGTTATTAATCTTCTTCATCAAATCTTCTAGAGGAATGCTTCCAAAATGATCCAAGAATACAAACTTATCTTCGTCTCTACACCAATCATAAGCCTCTTTAAGCCGTTCATCATCAGCAAAGCTTTTAGGATCTTTCTTAAAGTGGTTGTAATTGACTTCTAGGTAACGAGCACCCATCCTCTGTAGTGTTTCGTCAGTCTCTTCCTCTAAGAAAATCATCCCCACCTTATGACCTTGCTCCGCTAAATGGTAGGCTATCTCAGCTGTAGTGGTTGACTTGCCAGCACCAGAAGGAGCTGTAATAACTGTCAACTCTCTTACACGGAAGCCGTGGATCTTCTCCATAAGCCGAGGAAATGTAGGAACATAAACACCCTCTTCTCTTTTCCGTGTAAATGCCTCAAAACCAATATCTGAGGCTGTTACTACCTTATCGGCTTGGTACTTAACCCAACCAAAAGAAAGCATCTTTGTGAGCTTTTCACTGCCTTCTTCGAGGTAAACATCGTTAGGATCTTTCTGGTTAGATTTAGTCCAATCTAAAACAACAACATCACTAGATAGGAGACTTGAGGCAACATTATCAGTACACTCCTTACCTCGGACAATGTGCTTTTTCTTCTCTCGCTCTGTTGCGGAGTCATTATCAAAAGCTAGACGAATTTCTCCAAATTTAGATATGAAGTCCCCGTTAGCATGGATAGAATCAACTGCATTAGCCGCCCCACAATTTAATCCAACAACGTAAGGTCTCATCCCTACATATTTAGAAGTTGAATCAGCCCACTCAGCTAAAGCTTGGTAGGAGATAAGGGTGTCTTCCTCTCCTTCTACAATAATCACATTCTTCATAGGTCTGTCGTTTGTTTCAGCTAGTTGCTGACCAAACAGCTTACAGTTTACACCCACCTTACCTATAGCTGTGATATAATATCTATCCGATTTCTCTAGTGTAAGATCTTTTTTCTTCCAACCAGACAGCTTATTCTTCTGATCGTAGTAGGGGAAGTATATTGCCTGTGGTGTCTCTCCATCCTCGGAGGATACAGACATTCTTACATTAAATTTGGTCGTTGTTTCTTTTGAAATACCTCGGTGGGTGAGGTCTGCGATAGGTAGTTTAGATACACTTTCTACGGTTTCTTTAGTTCTTGTCACTTTTACACTGCTTCCTTTATTCTTGAAGTACCCCATGTTTCTCTTTAAGCTCCTTATTGATCTCAGCCAACTCTTCTAGCGTCCTCATCTTTTCTTTTTCAATAATACGGAGATAGTCAGAGAGAACATCCTTTCTGTATTGCAACTCTTTCTTTTTGTTGTGCATTAGCCATCCTCACAAAAGTAGCTTGAGTAGTCCATCTCTTCAGCGATAAGTCGCTCTATTTCCTGTTGGTCTTCAACACAAAGTAGTGAGTAAAATGTATCCTCTTCCCATTCGGAGAAGTCCAGTTGTGTGTCATCCTCTCGCTCGACCATAGCACTGATAAAGTCGAAGGTGATAGAACTCTCTGTCTTTAACGTTAATGTTGACTCATCAACAATAGCTGGATCAAACGAGGTTACAACAACCTCTATTTCAATACTAGAAAAGCCCTCAGTTGAAGGGCTTCCTAATTCTAAATCTAACTTCATAAAACTCCTTACTTTTCAAAACTGTGAATTAGTTCAGCTTTCTCTTTAAAGTCTTCATTAACTTCCCTTACATCTGCTCTAATGTAGACATAGAGTTTACAAAACCGTTCTGCTAATTCTTTCTCCATATCTTCACTGTAGGAAATAGGAGTAAGGGCGTACTTACCTTTACTAACATTAACCAAGACAGCCTTACCCTTATAAAAGTAGAGATCATATCTATCCTTACTCTCCTCTTTTTGCTTAGGAGTTATCTCCGCTATCTCTTCATCGCTTAGATTCAGGTTTACAATCTCCCCTGAACTATCACGAGCCTCCACCTTGTAGTAGGTGAGTCCATCTTTTTCGTAAAGTGTCTTTATAATCTTTACAAACGTATATTCACTTTCTTTCATCGTCTTCTCCCGAACATTGATCAATAGAATAAACACTTTCTTTTAGCTTTGTCCTTATGGTGGGAATGGCGTCTAGCTTGATCATCTCCCATTCGCTAGAATAGCCATCGATATCTCGCTCGATAACCACCTCTGCTCCTTCAAAATCAGTAATGTTAACATAGACGGATGCCTCTGTCAACCAGATCTTTTCAATATACACAAAAGCGCCTAACACACCTAACGAGAATACGCCTAGTGTGTATAACACCCAGCTAAATAACTTTTCCACGGCACTTCTCCTTATCAAGAGCGTCTGATAAAAGGTCTACTTGCTCCTGAAGGATTTCTTTCTCGTGCTCAGACCAAGCCAGCTCTTCTTGTAAGCGAGAAATAGTCTCATCTTTGTTCTGAAGAATATCAACATACAGTTGTGTTAGATCAAAATATCTAGACATAACTCCTCCTATTTGTTTATAGCCCACCCTACATCGAGCCTAGGGTAGGTGAATGTCGTCAACAAACCATAGTGTACAGAAATGCTATAATAAATGCAACATAATAAAAGAATCTTTTTAATAATCACTCACCATCCTAATCGTTGCGGATTTTGTTGGCGTAATCGATTAAGTCCTCGTAGTCAACAAGCTCCTTGTATTTGTATACATTACTATGACTCTCAAGGTCTTGCTCGTACTTTAATTCTTCTGCCGCTTTTTCAATCACCTTGGCATCATGCTCGGCTAGGCTGGTTTTTGGTAGGGACACTAAGTACTCACATACGAATGTACTAAATTTAGTAGCTGAACTATCCCCGTACCACATTTCATTACGTATTTTGTTAAAAACTACCGCCAACTCATCACGCTCGCGTTCTAACTCAGTGAGTTTACTCACTACCTCTGCATTTTTTCGCTCAAGGTCTGCGGTGCGTTGTTGGAGTTCGACTAGACGATTGGCTACATCGTGCTCGCAGTTAATACGCAACTCATTTATCAATTCTTCCATTGTGTTAGTCATTGGTGTTCTCCTGATTTTTTATCTTGCATATCTCTAAAGCTGTCTGGTAGTCGTTTAGAGTCATATATGTAGCGCCTAACTTGTTGTCGTAGATAACCAAATCGTCACAAACACAAGTTTCAGGATGGCAGGAGCAATTATTACCCTTAACTTCGTACCTTTCACTCATCATCTTGCTCCTTTAGGGTATTCTTGCCCAAAATTTCATCTTTCTCAAGTTGTCTTATCGCGGTGTCAATAACACTCAACACTTGAGGTCTATAATGTATTTTTGTTAAGTATTTTACTTTTTGTCTTAACTCCTGCACAGCATCAATACGCGCTTGCTTGATTGCGGCTAGGTGGTCTTTTAGTTCTACCATTTCTTTAACCCAATCGGCATCAACATCATGCGTCATAATAGCTACTGTATGCGTCTTAATCTTGCTCATTGGTGTTCTCCATAATCCTGATACAATCATCTAACGCTTTGTTGTATAATTTATCCCCATGCCAAACAGGATTTTTAATGCGTAGCTTGTTTATCTTCCGTTTGTAGACAAACTTGTAAACTTGTAGCAAAGTCCAGTTAATCATCAGTGTTCTCCTTTGGTTCGCTCGGATCACTATCTCCACAGTTTATACAACAATAACCTCTATTATATAAATGTCCACACTTCCTACATTGATTCGGGTCTGTGTATGCACAGCCTAATTGCGCGAGTTGATCCAATTCCGCAACAAGCTCACGCAAGGCGAGGATTTCTTTTAGGTCGTCAACGTTGTGCATATCACGAACCAAATCATAGTCATGTACCATAGGCTTTTGTCTTCCATCACCACAATAGTTTAAATTGGGTGATTCGTTGCACCATTCATAAGCACCATCAATAATCTGGCGTAGTTGTTCATCACTAAATTTACCCATCTTCTACTTCCTCCAGTTCAACACAGCTATGCTTAAAGAAAATGTCCCAATACCCATCTCTATCTTTACAGACAACACAACTTTCGTCAACCCCATCCACTTCCATATAACCAGAAGCTAAGTAGAAGGATTTACGATCCTCTATCACTTCAGTTGGAGTGAAGACGTGATTTTTAATGACAAGCTGTTGCACTACAGTGTTCCTTGCATACTAATCTCGGTAGAGTTTACGATACGTGCAAATGTAGCTTCATTCACCCACGTATTAAGTCGAGTGCCAGAGGGTGTTGTAAACACAATACTGTATTTCTTGCGATTCAAACCCATAATAAGTAGTATAATACACGCTGGGTAGAACAGGATTACCCACAACCCCCAGTACACCCAATGAGGGTAGTGGTTGGAACTTTCAATCATGGCTACCTGTTGAGATAGATCCACTTCGTATGAATTATCATCTAAATCTTTAATTTGCATAAGTCCTCCTAAAATTCTTCATCTTTTTCAGTGTACTTGCTCTCAACGTGTTTGTCAAGATACTCTGTAATTATTTTTGCTGACTCGCTATCCCCAAGCATAGCTCGAAGGAGGTGCTTGGATAAGTAGTCACTTTCCATAATCCGTTGCAGAAGAGGGATGCAAATATCCACCTCATCCATAACACCTTGGGAGGTGTTAGCCTCTCCATAGTTTAAAATATCAGATTTTATCTCCTTTAGCCGACTCATTGTTATCACCTCGCTTCATAAATTCCTCCAATGTCTTAAAAGCTTTCTTCCTACTCGTATCCCTCGGCTGTCTCTTCCAAGCATTGTATTGTTCTAATGTTACACCATTTTCTGAGGCATATTCCACAATATCATGCCACTGCTTTTGGGCTTCAACAGCGCCCCCATTATCAATGTGGAGGGAATATGTAGCCATCATCCTCTGGATCTGTCTCATAACATGTGTGCTGTGCATTCATCCTCCTTCATCACCAAGCCATCTTTTAGTAACTGCTTCGCCAATGTTTTGTAAGTGTATTTGTCAAGAACCTGAGTATTTGCATTTCGTAGAGAGTTTTCAATCTTCTCAAGCAACTCATCTTCTTCGGTGCGGAGTGGACGAAATGATTCAGCAAGCCCACTATCGTACTCCAGTTCTGAATAATCCTTATCTCGATATATAGCTCGACAAAGAGCCTCATCATGTCCGACAATAACAACAGGGGCACCTGTATTCTTGCACTCAACCGTCGCCCCAACAGGCGGCAACTCACCGCGATTAAACCAATCTCCGTCTGGTTCTTTCGGCTTGTATCGATGGTCGGTAATGCGGAAGATTTTGACATCATCCCAACACCAATATCCTACTTCACGAGAACCACAAATTGCCCACCTATCAGTCGAGTAGCAAAACACCGCGACCACCAAGTAATCAGGCAAATCAGGCTCTTCGCCATTAACCTGATAGTCAACACCCCACTTATAGCCGTTGCACCACCCTAGCTCTTTGGCTACTTGTTCAAATTCGGTGCGGGTGCAAAAGGTATCACCGCGATTATAAGCTGAACTGGCTTTTTGCGTCCAGTTATATTTACCGCTGTCACTTTTCCATAGGAAATCAAACCCACGAATATCAAGATCCGCGTTGCTAGCCAACCCCTTCAAATCCTCAACCGCCTTCTCAATCTTTTCTCGTTCAGTCATTGTGTTCTCCTTATAACACCAATTTACTCATTTCTGAGACAATAAACCACTTAGGTGCTACTAAGATCTGTAACCACTCAATATTAGTGATAACAATAGTAAGTCCTAAACCTATCGCCACTGCCGAAGCAAGGTTAGCCCCTAGCATATCGTCTGAGCAGTATTCTTCATGCCAACCACCTTTCTTCCAACATTTCCGTAAAATAACTCCACCCACTATAAAGAAAGGGAGAGATAAAAGGGATAGTAGCAAACTCTCTAGCATAAACCAAGTCATAGCTTGTTGCACAACGTCTGGGATCTGTTCAACAGCCATATCTCCTGCTTTTCCCAGTCCTTCGATGATCTTTGTTAAGAATTGGTTTAAAGCTTCTTGTAATTTTTCGTTCATAAGTCCTCCTTAAAAATGGTATTCAAACTCATCTTGTAGATCTTGGTTATAAAAATTAGTTAGATCGGATCTAACTTCATTAGGATCGTAGATAGGGAGAGGGTAATCTCCCTCTCCTGTCTGGAACTGTTTTAAGTAGTTTACCATATTACAATATTGATCTTCGTTGGTTACAAACATCCTGCTGAAATCATCTCCCTCTCTTCCAGCATTTTGAATAGCCATAACGGGGATACCTTCGAACCACACTGTAGCTAATATCCAAACCCGTCTACCATCGTAACAATGGTTTTTAATATAGCGAATCTCTACCTTTTTGTTAGGGTCTTCGTAAACTTCCCACTCGTAAGGGTCAAAACTATCGGGAAGGTAGCTGTAGCCATGCCCCGTGAGTACGGTGAAGTGGTGATCAATCTCTTTAGGTGGCATCTCGTACAATTCGTTAAGTGTATTCATAACACAATCTCCTGTATAATAAATAATCAATATGTCAATTTGCAACAATAATACCACACCCTCTCAGCCTGTCAAGTAAAATTTTATAATAAATATTGTTGACAATGTTCTCCTAGTGAGTATTATATACCTCTCGATTGTGAGACAACTTAGGAGATGTACATGACTGAACAAAAACTACAAACAATTCTATTAGCTATCCAGTGTGTTGGAGAAGGGAAAGACTTACAAGAACATATCGAACAAGTATTGGACAAACACACTGATCCAGAAGATGTAGCTGAACTGATTAATTATGTAAAACCTAAACTAGAACAAAACTTACCATTTATGATCCATCATTACTGGTCTGTTGTTTACAACACAGCTGTTGTTTGGAGAATCGAAAACTCCTCAAACCAATTCTAAGACGTTTTCTCCCCTCACCCTAAGCCAACACACAGGGTGGGGGTGGATATCCTCACCACAAGCTTGTTTAACACCTTAAAATTAACTTAATGGTGTTCTGTTTGGGTAGAAAAACAAAACTAGATCCAGACAGAAAAATTATTAGAAAAAGATCTTGACATAAGGATCATTTTCTGATACCCTATTAATTATATATTATATATATATATATATATTAGATCTTTCTTTTTCTTTTATTTATTTTCTTTTTGGTACTTTTTCTTTGTTTGTTTTTCTTTTTCTTTCTAGGAGGATTTATGAGTAATATTTTAAAGGCTATCTACCCACCTTTGTTGATAGCTACATTTTTCTTAGTGATGTCTTGTTTTCACTTAATATTCCTGTTTGGTTATTTTGTGATGGTGCTTGACATCTCTGCTAGATCTAAAGAATACACCTACTTGACAAGGACAGGTGATGTACGCTATGCTAAAAGAAAGATGAGAGCCAGCTGGTGTGGTAGAACAGCGGCAGTAGCGGCTATTCCAGAGATGCGTGAGTGGTATTATCAGAAGGGTTATCGGTGGTGGCACATCCTCCCTGAAGGATTCCCTTTGGTGTTCCTAAAACCAGCTTTCTGGAAAACTGTGATTGGGATTAAGTAGGAGATATAATTATGCAATATAGTGGTATAAAAATTCATGTACCAACACCAGAAATCAGCGAGTTGGTGCAACAGAAGTTGTTTGAGGAAGGGTGTCGGTGGTACACTGGAGGCGGTGTGAAACATACTTGCTCACATTATCTAATTGTTGATAGTTCTTACACCATCTTTCATTGTGGTGATGACAGGGAGTTTTTTCTTAATAAATCAGAAGAAAAGCAAGTACACTACCTTCAAGTGTTGACAGGAGATGACGCTGGAGAATTGTTTACCTATGTAGGTGAGGGTAGGGTTTACTATTATCTAGGCGACTATGCTTATTGGGTAGGTGGAGGAGAACTTAGAAACACTCACTGGGGCGGCATCCATCGTTTCAGTCAGGTAGAGGCATATCTAATAGATGTTAACGAAAACAGAATAACTGAGGAGGATAGTTGTATGGGAAGTGAGGTTAATGAAATGCCTGAATTAGAGGCTGGTAAACATGTTGTTAAAATTAGATATAGTTACGAAGATGACGGTAGATTTTACTTGGTATTAGAGAACAAAATGGGACAACTTTATGGTAAAGTAATTAATTCTCAGGAGGACTGGACAAGTAATCTTTTTGGTAATGGTTTAATTCTAGAAGTTCATTCACTGCCCTTATCAGGCTATAATTCTTTCAAGCCAAACAGTTATAACGAATCCACCCTAATCTGGCAACGAAATCCTAATGCAAAGCGTAAGGCTGAGATTGAGAAACAGATCGAGGAATTACAGAAAGAATTGGAGAGTTTATGAGTGAGTTGATTAATCCTTTCGAGTACCCACCTACAGCACAACAAATCGATTGTGTTAATAAGGTGCTGGGTAATCGAGTGGTAAAAATAGACGCGATCGCTGGTTCTGGAAAAACTAGCTCCCTTGAGTTGGTTGCTCATAACTTAAAACAAAAGAGTCTCTACCTTACATTCTCCAAAGTTTTGGTTGAAGAGGCTAAAGATAGATTCCCACCTTGGGTGGAGTGCCGTACTATTCACTCTTTAGCTTTTCGGGCTGAGGGGAGGTTCTATTCTCATAAGCTTAATCGTCCTGACGGGAAGTATAAAAATGTTGCCGCTACAGGCAAGGAGATTGCTGATTTCTTTAAAATGCGCCCTGTCATGGTGGAAGAAGGGATCATTCTGAGCACAGCGTGGTTAGGTCTTATGGTGAAAAAGACTCTTGCTAAATATGAAGCGAGTGCTGATGAGTACATCTTAGATAAACACCTCCCTAAAAAGGATATTCAGGATAAGCTCAATACAGTGAAAGCGAAGGTTAAAAATAAAGAGAGTTTGGATATCTTTACAAAGATACATGACGGTATTTTGAAGTATGCTGGACAGTTATGGGAGGAGCGTATAAATCCTGATAGTGACGTGCTTATCACGCATGACACTTACGTTAAGATGTTTGCTCTAACACAACCTTATCTAGATTATGATGTTATTTACATTGATGAGGCTCAGGATGTGTCTGAGGTTATGCTGTCTATCGTCAAGAATCAAGATCATGCTAAACTGGTCTTTGTAGGAGATAGAGACCAGAACATCTACTCTTGGAGGCATAGTATTAATGCTATGGCTGAAGTGGATTGTGTTCATGGGGAACTCACACAGTCATTCCGATATGGCAAAGAACTTGCTGATATTGCCAGTAAAATTCTCGGTGGTAGAGAAGTGAAAGGGTTTGATAAGGTAGACACTAAAGTTGATTTTAGTGGCTTGATTAAGAACGATAAGTACACCAAAATCTTTAGAACCAATGGTGCTCTTCTATCTTCGGCTCTAAAGCTAATCCAAGAAGGAAAGCGTTTGAACATAGAAACAGACCTCGGTGAGTTTATCGTTATGTTGAAGTCGGCTAAGGCTTTATTCAAAGGAAAGCTCAATCAAGTTAAACATGAGGAGATCCTGCCTTATTTGAGCTGGGCTGAGTTTGTAGAAGAGGCTGAAAATGATCCCTCGCTAGAGCGTATTGCGTCTATTGTTGAAGCCAACAAAGCAGACCACTACTTAGCTGTCCTCCGTAAACATAAGAATGTCACAAATCCTGACATTATTTTTGTAACAGCGCACAAAGCAAAAGGGCGAGAGTTTTCCAACGTCATACTAGCAGAAGATTTTAACGATGGGTATGAGGATGGTGTTTATAAGGGCTTATCTGAGGAAGAGAAACGTCTACTCTACGTAGCGGCAACACGCGCCATTGATAATCTTGAGTACAATGAAGCTGTGGCTAACATCATAGCTGGTATTGAGACAGAGGCTAGTAAAATGTCTCATAATACGCTTCCCGTAGGTATTACAGTAACGCCAGTGAGTAATTATGACTGGAATCCTTTTAAACTACCTCATCCTAAGGGTGAGATGGCTCAGGATGCTATGGAGAGAGCTTTTTCGGAAGAAGAATCATTTTTATAACCCTGCACATAATCTTAGGTAGGTGTTTTATGAAAATTATAGATGTTCTTTTAGCTGTGTTCTTTGGTCTTGATGGTGCAGAAGATGTGGTAACTGCATTGGAATCAGATCCAACCACTGCTTTCATTGATAATAATGTTAATTTATGTGAAAATATTCAAATAGATCTTGACACCGAGTGTTTGTTTGAATATGATAACTACTCTATTAACTGTGAGGAGGAATTATGAGCGATAATACAATTATGTTAATTTTTATAGGGATTTGGGCTGTTAACTTCCTAATCCCTACTCTAGTGTTTTTAGGAGAAGCTTGGATCAGTTACACTTTCCGAAAAGAAAAAGGAGATCTGTTTACTAAGATCCAGAAATTAAAATATAACTTTGTGAGACCGAGGTTTTTTGATAAAGGGGATGCAGGGTTTAGCTGGTTTTTGTTTGACGGAGTTCTAGGCGTTATCTTAATGGCGTTTGCAGGGGGTATTACAGCAAAAGCTGGTTTCGGATGGATTCTTGTGATAGTTATGCTTGTTGGTATTATCTATATCCCACGCTTTTTGGTTGACATCACTAAATCTCTTGCCTATAATCGTAAGACAGGCGAGGCTGAACGCCTAGACAAGTTACAGAAAGAGATTGAAGAAATTAAGGCTCGACAAAATGAACGGAGTTATTAAAACTAGTTTAGCATTTCTTGGAGGAGCTGTTGTGATATACAGCTTCTATTTATTCTTTAAAATTGTATTGCCTTTCTTACTAATCACTGGTACAGTGGGGTTGATTGGCTACACGTATTTCAAATACTGGAGGAAATAATATGGAACTTAAGATGGGAGATTTTATTCGTACATACAAGAAGAGTTACGAAGAAGTGGAGAGCTTCTGGAAAGCTATTCAAGAAGCTGGTTGTGAGCGAGGTGAAGGGATGGAAGAACTTGAATACTTCGATGATTATGGAGACATCCTCGTATGGGATGACGATAATACAACCTATTTTATTGATCAAGACTGTAGAACAGGTCATCGTTATCGTGATGTAACAGATGAGTTCTTTTCAGAAGAAAATACCACCAACTCTGACCATGAGGACATGCGTGTAGTGGTTTACTACACAGATGGGTCTAGCTACACTAACAAGCAAGTGGAAGAGGTAGACGTAGACCAGAGTAAGATGTTTATTAAAATCGCTCCTCAGGGATCTCTTCTAAGCACTGAGAAACTAGAGGCTGGTGTACAGCTACACAAAAGCATTCAAGAGCTGAGTAAGACTGTTGAGATTGACTTAGAACATGTTGCTGGTTACTGCGTTATGCGTAAGAAGAGTAAAAATGACATGTGGGCTAAATCCTTCTTTCCATTAAAACCTACTTTCAGTGTAGAGGCTAGTGTATCTGGTTTGAAAGAGAATAAAGACAAACCTTATATGTTCACTGGGCTTAACAGTGTTTTAGGATTTCCTAAACACGAGCTTCAAGTAATTGGTTCTGGTGGAGAAGGGAAGAGTCTTATTGATGAAGCCCTTCTATTAGAAGGTGTGGCTTTCCAAACTTTGATGGATTTAATCAGCAACCCTTCCAATTCTACGGGAGCTGGATCTGGATTTAGCCCTAACCTTACGTTAGATAACTATGTTCCAAAGGAAGAGGACATTGTTATTAACGATAAGCTAACTATGGTTGAATATAAAAAGTGGTGGAAGGTTTGCTTGGATAACGGGTTCACACCAATGTTTAATGAAATCCCTTCTACTAAGAAAAAGTTTGAGGTTACTTGCCTGAGAGGAGGTAAGATCATGAGTTCAGAGATGAGATATCATACCACCCATCGTGATGTAACACATCTGTTTACAGGGGATTCTGGAGAGGTAGGCACAGATGAAGGTGTAAAAGCAACAGCTGGTTACACTTTGGCTGATGGCTCAGATAGTGGTGAGTATTATATCGGTGATAAGTTTATTGTCATTGATTCCAGCACCTTCAGCCTACAAAGTGTTGTCTCTTTATATGGAGATGATAGATCTAGTTGTCCTTTATTCAAACTAGAGGAAGGTCATACAGACCACGACTGTTGTAATGGAGATTTAGGGGCTTATGAAGCATGGGAAAACCTAATCCCTCTCACAAAGTAAATAAGATCTAAATAATAAGCTCATGTCTCTTGACATGGGCTTTTTCTTTATGTATGCTTTGTGTATATTAATCATCTAGGAGAATACAATGATACAATTTAGTAAAAGATTTTTACCATCTGAAGATATGTTTGTCAAACAGAGTGTTGGGATTAAATAATCAGAGGAATAAACTATGAAAGAATATAGTTATGAGATGAGTAAGTATTTACCTGACGATTGTATTATTCGAGCATATTATTCGTCACAGATTAATACGAATAAAAAGATAGGAAAGGCTAAAGACTTAGTACGTTGCGGATTAACTTCGTTCAAGATAGTAGATGACAGATTCTCCAACTATAGCAGAGATACAGGTGAATCTTGGTATGACAACTTTGAAAAACCTCCTGTCGGGGAAATCTGTGAAGCGTATGTTGATGATGAATGGCAACAGGTTAAAATCATCCAGCACGATGGTGAGAATGTTGTATTCTCAGTTGACGGTAGAGATGGTGTTGAGTACAGAACATTGGGTTCATTGTTGTTATATCGTCCTGAATCTAAGGATCTATTTACAAGTTTGCACGATATGTTGGGACAAGAAGGTGTTGAAAATGTGGACATATTGGCTAACAAGATCAACAAGTTGGTCAAGCGGTATTATTAAGGAAAAATTACTCTAACTGTGGGAGGTAGTATATGACTAAAGTGATCAAAGTAGACTTTTTAAACAAATGTAGAGAAGGAGAATATGAGTATTCCCGTTATCTCTGCCACGTATGTGACAATCGCTATGAATATGACAGTCGTACCGACAAACCAGAGGATAAGATGCCCTACGTTAAGGTGCAACTACCTAAGCTGGGTAAGACAGTTAATATTTGTAAGTGCTGTGCTAACACACTCCACAGTTTATTCTAACATCCTTTTACAAAGCCCTCTGAATTATCCAAGAGGGCTTTTTAGATCCAATTCGATTTCTCATTTCAAATAACCTCAAAAATATATAGAAATTTTAGATCTAAACGGTTTTTTCATTTCAAAAAATTTCAAATTTTTATAGAATTTTCGCATCATTTGGTAAAAATGATCGAGGGGGGAGAGGGTGTAATGTTATAATGTAACGATCTAGAAATTACAGGCAGGGGTGGTGTTTATCTTCTACGGGATTCAGTAGCCTTAACCTTCTATAAACAATTATAGAAAACATGGAACACAAAAGCAAGCCCTTTTTAAAATAAATTTTAAATTATTTTTGGTACAATAATTGCTACGCATACGCGCGTTAAACAAAGGGTATATATATTCCTAAAAGGAATATGTTTATAACAAATAAAATTAAAATTATTGCTTGATCTTTTCTGTGGGGTTGCTATTCTTTCGGACGTGTTCAACAAAACGTGAATAGGTGACTTATGAAAACACACAAGAATAAGCAAGGCTTCACAGTTGTATCAGACGGACGTAGCAAGAGAGCAGGACGACCCCCTACAAAGTCTGAAGCGGCTTTACGCCACGTTAAGAAAATGTACGCTAACAAAGAATTTACAAGTGAAGATTTTATAAAGTCTTACCGCTTGCAACTACAGCAAGGGAAGACGCCTATTAATGTTCAAGCAGGAATGCTACTACGTAGCCTTGCCAAACGTGGGGATCTTGTCTGTCTAGGTATTAAAGAAACAACTAAACGCGGTAACAATCCAAAAATCTATAAATTAACTTAATTGTAGGTTGACAGCATAACGTTGTATCGCTACGCTCTCACAATAATTTTAATTGAATAGGTGATTTATGAATAACTTAAACATCAGTACGGGTGAAGTTAGTTTCTACGGTTTCATGTGCGGCTATCTCGACCGCACCGAAAACAGCGACACAGATCAAAGTGTAGAAATATATCACGATGGTTTATTTCATGTGCGTATGTTTGATAATAAAGCGCCCAATGCTGGACGTGGCAAGGGTTTTAACGCTGGGTTGGACTGTGGCGCGTTTTGGCTATCATTCGAGCGTCTAACCGATGCGCGAAAACTATATCGAAAACTACGTACTTGCGTTAAACGTAACAATGATTATACTAGTATTTTAGCGTTTGATAACGGGGAGGTATAAGACAATGATGACGTTACAAGAGGCTTACACAAAACAATCTGAGCTAGAAGATCAGATCAAAGAGTTACAATCAGATCTATCTGATATGAAAAACAACCCTCAACTGTGGTGGGATCTAGATGGTCAATATAATGATATGCTAGATGATTGTCATGATCCTGTAGAAATAGCAGGTATTGAATTTTCACCAAGCCAGATTTTAGCAGAGTGTGATCCGACTGCTTACCGTTGTTGTTTTTCAGACTATTGTTCCGACTATGACGTATATTCAATGCCTGAGTATCAAGATCGTGAAAGTGAACTAGAAGATCTAGAATCCGAGCTAGAAGAGCTAGAAGAAGAGATCGACGAACTAGAATCTGAAGAAGAGGCATAACAACTATGATGTACACTAAAAACCAGATCATCTCTATTGGTGGGATAGAGTTTAAAATAATTGGTTTTGTAAATAGCCATACACTAGAGGTGGTTAGCACTGATCCAGTACCTAAGGGATTTAAACCTAAGCCTCAAACTATAGATATAAGTCAGATCGATAAGTAGTTTTAATAAAAGGGTTTGACAGGCTCAAGCCCTTTGTTTAAGATTATTTTAGTATTAAGGTAAACAACCAATAAAGGTGACATTATGAACAAGCAAGATCAGCAAGTGCAGGATTATTTGGATAAAATAGGGGTAAAATTCACTTGTGTTTATCAAGGACAGATTATAAAACACGACTGGAACGATCAAAAAGTCAACAGTTATAGGGTGACATTCGGTGAATATTTTTATTCATTCTATCAAGGGTTAGGGATAAAAGAAGAGCCAACAGCGGCTAGTGTCCTGTATTGTCTACTATTTGATATTCTTATCGCTGATTACTCAGTACAGGAATACTTAGATGAGTTTGAAGGCGTAGACGAATACGATCTAACAGTAGCAAGGCAAGAAGAGATAAAAGCATTGATTGAACAATGCGGGGACTACCGACTATGTTTAACTGACACTTTCACAACTGATCAGATCGATTATCTACGTGAATTATTAGAGGACTATTAAGATGCAAATAACACAGATGATTAACAGCAACGGCAATCCAGCGGCTAACCAATTTGTAATAAATACGGATAAAGGGCAATACTTTCAAAGCTATGACACGTTAATAGCTTTTAAGCCTCGCACAGGTGACACGCCTATTATTACAAGCAGTTGGGATCATTCAGCTTCAACACTGAAGCATTTAAAGCTATTTCTAGGAACTAGCTTAAGTAAGAAGGAATTACAAAAGCGGATTAAATCAGGCGCTTTAATTCTCGACAATGATCTTAAGGTGGAATAATGTTTAATTTATTCAAAAGTAAGCCAAATACTAGCCAAGTAGAACGCAAGTTACAGAGTCAAGAACTCATGCGTAGTAAGCTAGCTATAACACTAATTGAGCTTGAAGCGGTTGCCAGTAATGATCTAATTGATGATCTGATGAAGTGTTTAGACATTGTTGGTAATAGCAAGCTGAAACACGGATCTTTTATTTGTGGCGGTTATAATATCGTTGTAAATGAAAATTCAATCAATATCGTTAAAATGACAAATTAGGGTGATACAATGAAAAGAGAAATTTTACACGGTAAAAACTCACGCTTAAGCAAAGCAGAGCGCAAGCGCATCAAACAACTACGCCAGCAACGCCAAGCCCCACGGGGTAAACAATGGCAAACTCAATAATATATGTATATATATAAGCCCCTTAATTGGGGCTTTTTAGTGCCTACCAGCTTATATTCCTTTTTAATATAAATACCCCAAAATATAAACTAAAATAGTCTTATACAGGGGTTGACAAATTCAGCATTGAGAGATCTCCCCCTACCCTATACAATGCCCCCACTAAAGATTAAAACCGCTTAGAATGCGTTTGAGAGCGTTTTAGAGCTATATTAGTAAAAGTTATAAAAATAACCGGTTTATTCTTTTTAATTTTAAAATAATTGCATTATCCCCTTGCATTATTCGATCACCCTACCTATACTTAGCCTACATTCATTAAATAAGTAAGGTAAACATCATGGCTAAAGCAATACAGGCTCATTTCGGGACAGTTTCTAACGGACTAGGCGTTGAATGGGCTCTACGTGCGGATGGACAATGGTTTTCACGTTATCAAAACAACACACCGTATGGTGTACAATGGAGCAAATGGGCAAAGGATGATCCAACGTGGGAAACTGGCGGAACTAACGCTTATTCAGGTGAACGGTTTGAATATGACGAGCCTCGGATTGCTTGCGGCTTTTCTTCACCGTGCGAGCGTATAGACGATGATTTAATCCCGCGTTGGAGATTGCCTAACGATTGATAACAATCCAACCGATTAGACATAACATCAAATCACAGGGGCGCATTAAGCGCCCTTTGTCGTTGGTGAAGCGAAAGAAAAACAAAAAGAATAAGCGCAACCAATATCACTCCATGTCTTTATAGCCTCTCATAGCCCTTCTAAGGGCTTTATTTTTGTGTCCTAGTGCAATCATATAGCCTACTCATTTTACGCCTAGATAATGCGATTCTGTTGATTAAATAGGCGTAAAATATATATATATACATATGTTATAGGCTTTATGTGAGAGATACTGAGGACTACGGGCGAATGTATGTCGAACAATTCTTTAATATTAAAATAATTCTAGTAAGTTTAAGATTAAAGAAAGTGTTCCACATGGAACATTCTTTTAATATTAAATCAATCAATATATTTAATATTAATCGATAAAATAAGTTAGCCGATATGACCACCACAAGTGGGAATTTGTGCTAACAGTTGGTTAAATTGACTAATTTAATCAGAGCAAAACAAGCGAATAATTGAGCCTTGATTGCGTATAATAAGCATTATGTTAAATTTAATATTAAAGCCTTGATATTTTGGAATTATTGAGGTTTGACGCAGGACAGAAGGGGACTGTGTTAAACACCTCCCACGCCCCTACCTAGATATTTATTTCTCAAGGAGGAGATATTTATTTCTCAAGGAGGAGATATTTATTTCTCAAGGAGGAGATATTTTTACAAAGAGAGGATAAGCTCTAGGAGAGCCTATAACAGCTCGGATATTTTAGGATAGGTGGTAGGAGGATATTTTAATATTAAGCTCTTAGGGAGCTGTACAGAGCATCTGAGGTGAATATCTTAGGGTATGTGTTGGTTTGTTTGTAGAAGAGGGGAATAAAACAGGAAAAACAGGGATATTCTGTAAACAGAATGAGGGATATTTTGGTATGTGATATTTTAGTGGAGCGCCATGTATCATGGCTACTCCAGAGAATATAGAGTCCCTGATATTTCAGTGTTTGTTTTTACTTCTGTTTTCACTGTTAAGAACAGTGGTTTGTATTGGTATTTCCGATTATAACATTTTATTAACAATTAAAGAAAACACGACACTTACAATTTTTACATGTCTTCATAGATTTACTATCTTCTTTTGTTAAAGATTTTATCTTCCCAGAGGGTTTTAACTCCTCTTTTGTTTGTGGTGTAAGACAGCGGTAGCAGATTAACATATCAACTCTCCTCTATCAACTCATATACTCTGTCTAGCACTTCCTGATTATCCTCTTGCTCATCCAAAGAAACACCTTCTATCCAGCTCCACTCAATCCCACCTCCCCCAATTTTAAGGAAGTGGTGTTGTAGGATGTGTTTTAATATATCTGTGTCTGTCATGTTTATTCTCCTTAAAACAGTTTAATACTATCAGCCAATCGTTTAAGTTGGTCTTCCCCTTGTGTATAGAATCTCTGTTTAATCAGATAGCACAACTCAATCTCATCTTCTGGAGATAACCCCTCAAACACCTTCTTTGGATATAAATGTTCTCCTTTGTTGTCAATGAGGGCAACAATACCGTCAGGGAGGCAAGGATTCTCCAATGAATATCGTTCATAAGTATTATCACGATCTATCGAAGTTAGCTTCTCTACAATTGTGTCAGGATGATTTATCAGACGTATTAAATGTTCTCTCATAATTATTTATATCCTTTTATAATGTTAATTCACATTGTTGTGTTGATATATTGACAATATAGTGTTTATTTCACCAGTTATATTTAACCCAGTTTTTACACCAACCATCAGAATCGGTTATTACAGACAGGGTTAGACAGCTCCTCGCTACATTCCCATACCCTGCTTCACCAACATCTCCTACTCTTCTATTCAGGTAAGCATAACCTTCGTACAAGTCAGAGTTTTCCACTTCTTTCATTTTCATAGATGACTCAGTTAATTTAACACAAGCAACAACATCTTGTCTAGACTTATCTCCAATCTGCCTCGCATGATGACATGTCAGGCATCTTTGATTAACAGGGTTATGCTTCATAATCATTGTCCCCGACCAATTTTAGCTTCAAACTCTTGTTGAGTATCTTTTACATAAACCCAATCCCCGTTTGAAAAGTGAATCTTACTACTATCCTCGTTAATTAAGATCAAAGTTACCCCTTTGGTGTTAACCAAAGCTTTTGTCCCACTATCTCGCATAGTTAATTCTATAAACACTATTACCTCCTAATAAAATGTATTTCTCTGGTTATCCCACATAGGGTTAGAATAAGGATAGACCTGTGGATTGATCATAGGACTAGCTTCTCTTGTTCGCTTTAAATCATCAACACCCTTCTTATCTTTTCCTGCTCCATTAAAAGAAGAGAGGAGTGCTACGGCTTCATCCAAACTCTCACACTCCACTGTCATTTCTTTTGATACATCTCCTGCATATTCGCTAATAGTTAACTTAATCATAACGTAAATTCCTCCATTCGTCTAAGTGCTTTCTCTACACGTTCTTTCTGTTCCTCATAAGTTAGTTCGCCATTCCCTTCTCTATGTGCTCTACTCCAGTTACAGATAAGATTAACAGCTTCCTGCATCTTAGGATTGTTGCATGTAATAGAATACATTTGTATTGTGTGGAAGAAACCATGTATGATATTTAATTGCTCTCTTTCAGTCATTATAACTCCTCTGGTTGTTTGAATAAAGGTGTTAAGATCCTCTCGATGCTATTTCTGTGAATTGTGAAGGAGAGTTGTACGTGTAGCCTTCTTCGAAATAGCGCATCGCACAGTCACTCCCGTAACTATATTTTTCGTCATCATACCAAACTTTAGATCCGTAGTGAGTCTCGCCATAGTATTTAGCCCAGTCGGGTGCTCCACTCCAATCAACCAGAGAATGTGACTGAGCTTTTTGATTAGGTATATTGATTAGCTCTTCCTTATTGCGTTTTTCGTTATTAAAGAACGCATCTGTCAAAGCCAACACTTCTGCTAGCGTAGCATCTTGAATTTCGATGCTGTCAACATACCCATCACCTAAATCACTTGTTAATGTAATTTTCATAATGTTATTCTCCCAGTTGCTTCTTAATTTGTTCAGCCTGTTCTGGCGTTACTTCTAGTGTTAGCGTCACTTTCTCAGGCTTACGTTCAAATAATACAGTTCCATCACGATCGATAACTTTCATTATATCCCACTCTGATTGATTGAAGTGGGTTAAGTCATCTTCGATTTCGCACAGCTTGAAGCGAGTAAACAAGCTGAAATCTCTTGAGCCTAGTACATCACCCATGAGTTTACGACTAATCCGAGAATTACGGTGATGCAATCTTACGCCATCCCATTTGCGCTTCTTCAAATCACTCTTACTAAATTGCTTTTGTGCCATTCCAATCTTCTCCTTAAATTGTTGCTTGGTGAGCTTAACCGAATTAGTATTCTCACAATAACAAGTCCAGAAATAACCAAGCGCTGGGCTATATTTTAAGTATGTATCACTACTAGCCCACTCATACTGGATGTCACTTACAGAATAATTCTCCCAGATATAGTCCAGCATTTCTTGATCAAAATCATCTGTGTAAAAACTTTCATTAAAGTGATTCATAATTTCTCCTTATTCATTAGACATAACCCACTGTTGCCACAGCAAGACTAACAGAATCACACCACAAAGTAAAGACATTTTGATAAGTGGTATGAGAAAAATCTGGATAGCTAAATATAATACATATTCTGTCATACTTACCTCTTAGTTCCACATGTATCCGCTAATTTCCTATAGTGTGTTAATAACTCCTCTTCCAACCTTTTCATAGCAACAGCTTTATTTCTGTGCTGACTACGACTACTATCTTCTTTTACCTCTATCCCTGTCGGTATGTGGATGATATGAACTCCTTTTGCCATGTGAAAACCAAAAGAGCCAGAATAGAGTGCCCTCCTGTCATAGGAGAATATTCTAATATCATCTATGTTTATGACTGACTCAGACATAATAACCTCTTCTGTTCTTTAATAGCCTCTTCTTCTCGAACATCTGTTTTGTCTGTATACTGGATATATGCCAACCTACTATCTCCATGTCCACAACAAGCATTCATTATCTCTTTATCTCCATCATTAACAAGAGTGCCTAAACAGCCATCATGCCCTTCTGGTGTTGGAAACTTTAGACATTCTCTACAGCGTAACCGTTGACCACCGCTGGCTAATAAAGGAGTCCATAACTTCTCACCTGTCTCTGTTAGTATCCAATACCCATCTTCATAGTGGATAGGATGCCCTAATGTGAACGCTCTCACTGTCATAATCACTCCTTACTAAAATTGCTTTTTAGAACCCATTCTCCATTGTTCATATTAAACTTCATACCTGTGCTTGGGTCAATAGCAGACCATGAGAGATTGCCTCCTAGAGTTTCTAAATATTGTAGCAGTCCTTCGGCTTCTTCTGCTGTAACTCTCTCTGCTGTCAACCTCATTGGCTTATACACGAATAGCGTTATATTCATACTACTCACCATCCTACTGTCTATAGTCGGTTAGTGTAAACAGCTTTTCAGTCGCTTTCTTAGCACCTGTATTTTTGGTTAGGCTGGAGTTAACATCTTTCTCCCACACACATACAAAATCATCGGGTGCATTATATTCACTGACAAATATTGTGTGACCTTCTGCGTGTTTTTCTCGACACCACTGCCAGAACTCATCATGGTTGAATTTGGTTCTAGCTTCTCTATACTCTTTCGTTCCGTAGTACGGAATATCACAATACACTAAACTATTTGGTGGTAACTCTAAGTCTAAATAATTACTATGGCAGAATTTAACCCCCTGTAAATTGACAGATTGTTTAACTACATTTTTATAAGCTTCGTTAGGATAATCTCTAACTTTACCTTGCTTAGTTGTAACAACACCAGCGTAACCACCGTCAAAAAATCTACCATTGTAGCTACCATTCACACCAATATAGCCAGTCAGGTACGGTTCTGATATATCACCTTTATAGTACATCTGTCTATGTTTATCATAAGTCGGTTTATCTATATGTTCTGGTGGAATCCACCCCTTAGATAACGCATCAAGCATAGCGATAACATAGTAATTGATATCAGCCCCAATCCGCTTACCTTCAACCTTGTCAATGACGTTCGCACCACCAACAAACGGCTCAACGTACCACTGGTCAGGCTTCCGATCTTTTAAAATAATCGGCAAAATGTGTTTTGCGTGTCTAGATTTACTCCCCATGTATTTCATATTATTCACCATACTTCTGTTTTAGTCGTTCGTATTGTTCGCGTTCGTATTGTTCACGCTTTTGTTTATATTCTTCCTCACGCTTTAGCATAAGTTGTTCTTTTGACTTGCGTTCTTCTTCGTGTTCCCGTTTCTTTTCTTGGTAATACGATTCCATAGCTTCTTCTGAAACTAGGTGTTCAATAGGGATCATAATCGTTTGACTCTCGCCCTCATACCAAGGCTCTGAAAAATATGCACCAAATTCATAATCACCACACTCTGGATCAATATCGGAATCTGGGTACATAAATTCGTAATTATTCAATTTGGGGTATATATCTTTAATACGTTTAGCTAAACGCTCCCCACGTTCACTGATTACGGTTAATTGCTGTTTAAGTAATTCTGTATCAATATTCATTTTATTCCTCCATATCAACAATAACTCTGTCTGGAACTCCCTTCAAAGTCTCCCTAATATCCTCATAAATCCCACCCTCTCACATCTCTAACCTGCATTGAAAGTCTCCGTGACGTTTTAACTGCTCAACAGTTCTATATCCGCTTTGAACCCAAGAGCACCCGCCCCATACAGGATCTTTTTGCCAGATAAATAAACTTTCATTAAAATACTTACCATCAGCATAGTAGACTACTTTATCGGGTACATTGTCCCAACGTCTCGATTCTTCGTACTCTTTAGACGCTTGGAATAATTCTCTAAGCCCCATTATCAATCTCCTTGATTAATTTTTCAATAAACCTTTTCCTCTCTTCGTATAGGTGTAGGTTGTTTTCTTCCTCTACAGCCTTTACCAACAAACCTAAATCTATGTTGTTATATCTCAAAGCGGATAATGCCGCTATTGCTTCATTGGCTGTTGAGGCTAGCCAGTTCTTTTCTTCTTCTTGGAGCAAATCTTTGAAGTAGCTATAAACCTCCTCCTCTTCACTCTCTAAAATATGGACAGGTATTTTCAGACTAGCCTCTTCAGTAAAGTCCTCCCACGGCATGGTGTAAACCCAATCAGCTACAATAATACCACCATCTTCTTGATCTGGATAAAACTCAAAACTAAGTGATCCGTTAATGAAAGCGTAACAGTCAAACCCAGATAAATATAAGTCAGTGTCTTGTTGTACCTGTCTTAGTATATCCCCGACTTCATTAATTTTGTATACAATATCTTCTTTACACTTTGCATAAGATTTTAATGTTTCTCTGATATTCATATTAACCTCACTCAATATTGATTAGGTCTTTTTTAAGAAACTTACCAACCCTACTACTTTTAAGTTTAGCTCCTCCTTCCTCCCACACCCAAAATAGGCAATACATTATACCGAACCACACTAGAGCCAAAAGAGGTGTAACAAAACATATAGTTAGGTATACTACCTCCAATACATTGATAGATAATTTATCATGGTTATTCCAGAAAGATAATTTCCAACCAATATAAAAAACACAGGTTATATTTAATAAAATCCACAACACCAAGAAAAACTTTAACATATCTCCTCCATCTTATCAGCTGATTCCTTGTCGAATCTAAAGTATTTAAAGATAGGGAAATGCAAACTATACTTAGGCTCACCTTCTTTAGCATTTTTATTAGAAGATACGCCATTACATTCCCCTGCTACAATCATTCCTTCTAGCTCGCCCTTTTCAGCCATAACCATTAACAACTCTCTATCATGTTCATGTCTTTCATCTAAAGGGATTCTTAGCTTTGTTTTAGCATCAGTATCCTTATCTTTAAATCCAGAGCCACAGTCAGTTCGTAGCATACCACACTCGCTCTCTAGAATCAACCCTCCTAACTTATTAGGATTTTTCTTATGAGGATAGTAGCCTACAACACGTAGTGCGAAATCAATCACAGCTTTAAATTTAACTTGGTGTTTACTCCGTGTGTCCTCCCAAGGAGCATTTGAGTTTTTAAGAACAATACCTTCAAACCCTTCATCAATGTAAGAGATAGATAACTCTTTTGCTTCTTCAATACTGCTTACTTCGTGGGTCTCAATACTAGAGATAGAATCACTGCCTATAGAACTCACAATACTTTGTGACAAAGCAAATCGCTCGTGATAAGGAACTCCCGAAAAACCTCTGAAGTAGTCTTCATAGTCGATAGCATCCCATACAACAAACTGGATGTTCTTTTCCTCTTCTTCTGATAGAGTGCCTTTTAAAGCCTTACCTACAATACCATTACCTGTCTGACGGATCTCTTCTCTATCTCCATCTACATAAATAAGCTCTCCATCAATTACAGTATCTGTCCCTATCATACTTAGTTGTTTGCATAAGCTAGGCAGTTCAAACACATTGGCATTCCTACTATAAATGGTCACTTCTCCATCTTTAATCACAGCAATACCTCTTACACCGTCAGCTTTCTTCTGTGCAATAGCTGGAAATTTAATATTCTTGATATTAGCTGGTTTACTAGGTCTGGCTAACATTTTAGGAATAGTCGAAATACAGCCCTCCCAAACACTGTTTGCTGTGCTTTCACTACAACCCACCTCTAAGTCTCTTAGGAGCACACGTCTGTACACTTCCTTATCTTCTAAGGAGAGTTGGCTAAATACCACTTCTACAAAGTCCGAGGCGGCATGACCTCGTAACTTTTGTTCACACAATACCTTGTTGGTTTCCTTAAGGGCTTCCTCTAGAGAAATACTACCACTTTGCGGTGTCGGGGAAAGCCAGTCTTGGTTTATTTTTCTAATGTTAAAAGTGTAGCTCACCTTGTCATAAGCCATCTGGAAAACAAGCTTAAGAGTATAGTTATGTTTATTGCTATTCAAAATAGCTTCTTTTTCAGTCTTTTTAGTGGTAGCGCTAAGTTTATTTAATACATCTAATGTGTTCATTTACTCTCCTTCCAATTAAGGTATAGCTCTTCAAATTCATCGAAAGATACTAAGCTCTTCCTGTCTCTAGAATCCATATATTCTGTCTGACAGTAAAAGTATGTTTTCCCAGCTTTACCACTCAGGTTAATGTTTGTAACGTAATAAGGTCTCCATCCTCGAATAGGCTTAGGGCTGAAAGCCTCTAAACCCATATCATCAAACATCTCCCTTACTTGGGTAATTTGTTTTTGCTCTAAAGGCGCTAAATCTATAGCTACTTTGTGGTTAAATGTTGCCATACTGCTCCTTAGCATTATAAAATCTTGGAAAAGCTATACCAGTGCCGTAGGTGTAAAGGATTCCCGATGGTGTTTCTCTAAACCCATAGCTCCCTAGCTCAATACCGCAAGGGGTTTCTAAATCAATCCCTTCTAGTGTATCTACTAGTCTAGTACCTCTCACACCTAACTGAGACATAACTCTCTGGGCTATAAGAGCCATCTGCTCTGGATTTTTTTCACTTAAAACGCTGATAATCTCTAGTTTTAGAAATACCAAGCAAGAATCTTTATTGAGCAAAGGCTCAGGGCGGTAGCAAGGAGCTAAGGACTGGTAGTTACCAAAACCAAGCTGGTCTTCTTCTAACATCTGGATAAAGCTCTGCTCTGAGCTGGCACAATAGACTAATTCAGGGGAGTGGTGTAGATCAGGAATACCTTCTGGCTTGGTATGTTCAGAATATTTTTTCTTTATCACATGGGGAACGTCCACAGGGACAAAACCCTCTAATTGGTAAAGCTCTTTAGCTCTACATAAGTCTTCTAAGCCTATCATTGTCTCACTCCACTTTTAAAAGCTCTTTTGGTGATATCGCTCATAAGCTGTAAGTCCTCTAGCTCCATATTAAAATTATTTTGGACATAGCTCTCTACAGCACCTAACAGATCAGATAGCTCAACTAGTTCCATGACTTTACTACCTTGGGAATGAGCATCTAACCACTCTTTATACTCTTCTATGATTTTACTAGGCTCTCCTAACTCACCTTTCGGTATGTTTGTTAAATGATACCCAGCCATATTACCTCCTATCGATTTTATCTTTCATAAAGGTATCTGTTAATCGGATAATTAGATATACCACAGCTAACCATACCATGTGGAATGGGAATAAAATAAATAGAGGTATTTGCCTAATCTCAGGGAAATCAGAATACTTTAGTTCCCAGACAATAACGAAAAACCCTGCGATTAAATAAGCTAACAAAAGTATGTACTCAATCATCCTTCCTCCTTGGTGAAAACACCAGCTGACAATCTTTTTCTTCAACGACTAAAGACTGGCACTCATTGTCTAACAATGGTTGGCAAACAAGCTTATCTTTAGCACTTTGTGTTACAACAGCATAACGGAGGGGCGAATCAAGCCCCTCCTTGTTAATGTACACTAATGAGTTCTTAGGATATGCCATATTACCCCCAAAGACGTTCTCGAATCTCTTGGAAAGATTGTGTGTTAAAAAGCTCCCCATCTTTAAAGACTGTCTTCAGAAGCCCTTGTTGCTCTTGCTCTCGTGTTTGTTGATCGAAAAGGGCAATATTCCCATTCTCGTCATAATCTACACGGAGTAAACCTTTAGCAGACTTTTTAGTACCATCGTCTGTAGCAGGATCTTTAAACAGCTCGTGGGATTGTCCATTCACCTCTGCGTAGGTTGCCTTTACTGCCATACCAAGAGTATCACGGGTCATGTACTGCATCGTAAAACTACCCACACCAAACACTACATTTGTAGAGGCAAAGCCTTTATCGGCTAATCGCTCACAAATCTGCTGGATACGTTCATAGTTCATACTATCCCCGTAGATAAGACCTACACGCTCGTGCAGTACACGATAGCCTTGCTCAGTCTCAGTACCACCGAAGATGTCCCACAACACTTCGATTGCACCTTTCACTTCGTGCTCTGCTAACTCTTTTCCAAGAACAGCCTTACCTCTGAAGTTGTTAAGTTCAAACCACTGTCCGTCTATCTTCACAGCCTCAGGCATCTTAAGAACGTTATTATTGTAGTGATACAAAGCCAAGTCTGCTTCAGTAAATTCCTTGTCACTTGTTGTGTAGCCAGTAACAATCTTAACAGGATCACCACTATCGGGACGAAATACTGTCTTAGCAATACCCAACTCATTTGGAATACGGTTAAGGATATCCTGTTTCAATTCAACTACATACTCAGTTAATACCTTCCAAAAATCAAAAGTGTCTGAGATAACTGATACAATACCCGTAGGGTAGTCTTCTGTAATCCACTTACGCAACATTTCCAGTTCGCCTCGTACAGCAATACCTGTTGAAGCTAGACTGTGTTCACTCGCTGGAACAGAGGTTGAAATAAATTCATTACTCCAGTGTGATTTATAGTAGTTAGCAATAAACTGATTAGCTGGAACTGTGTCACTACCATTACTAGATAGTAAGAATGCACTACTACTCTTAGCGGAATCTTGACGGTTAGACATCCCACGGAAGCTAAAGTCGTGTAGCTGAAACTCTGTACCGTCAGTAGAGCCTGTTGTGTGAACAGCACACTTATTAACAAGCTTACGGTAGTACCAGATTAAGGTTGCTACCGTCTGTGCTTTCCAAGTCTCACAGCTCATAATAGTTTCGACAAAGTTGGTCAACCAAGCGAACTGTGGGATAGTGTTCTGAATTGTGTAAGTAGGCACTTTAATAGGTACTACCATACCTTCTGGTAAAGCCTTAACTTCCAAAGGTAGATAACCTAGGCGGTGTAGCTCTCGGAAGTGTTCTGTCTTCTCGTAAGGCATACCATAAACGTCTTTGTAAAAACCTTGCAAGTATCCTACAGCACTATCTTCAGGCATATTGAAGAAAGTGACTGACATTTCTGTTAGGAAAAAATCAATAAGCGTGTGTTGCAAGCCGTACACAACGTAGACACCTTCTTTCTCTATCTCTGGGATAGGTAGCCACTTCTCACTACGAGGGGTCATGTTAGAATAGATCAAGGTTGTTCCATTCTCCATAAAACCTTTATGAGATAGTTTGTAGCTGTCGGTTTGAATCATACCGTTCATGTTATTCTCCTCCATTAAAATCATCGATATCTTTTAGGCTAATATAATTAGCCACTGTTTGTTCACAATATATATTGTCTACCAAACCTTTGAAGATGTCAAGACCTTTTGAAAAGATTCCGTGTGTTACGTATAAAGAAACAGAGTTAGCTCCAGCCTCTTTAAGGGCTTCAGCACATTTCAAAAAGGTCATACCTCCATCACAGATATCATCGGTAATCAAAATATCTTTCCCCAATACAATCTCAGGACTCTCAAGCTTGAATCCAGTGATCCAGCCCGTAGAAACATCCCGTTCTTTCTCACAAAAAGTAACAGGCACTTGGAACACAAAACCGTTCTGAAGTGTTTTATCTACAGCTCCTTTATCTGGTGCTACAAACAAACAACTTTCTTTTTTAATCAAGTCAGAAAGACTTTCATTTCTACGGCAAGTATTAAGTAGACAGTCATATTGGCTAATCTCCTCAATCATATTCCTGACCATCACATCTTCTTTAACCACATCGCTATGAAGATCTTTGCACAGTATTTTATCAAAACTCGTTGTCCAAAGACACTGAATAAACACTTGTAAAGGGGCTACCATCCCTTCTTCAAAAGGTCGATCTGCCCTAGCATGAGGAAAGTAAGGTAGGTTAAGCTTTCGCTCCACAGTGGAAGATATATTAGCCTTTACAAGAATTTCATCTACCACTTCGATTATATTGGAGTAGCTTGCTACTGGTGTATCTGGGGAGATGGTGAGGCAAACATAATTCTCCAGATTTTCTAAAGCTTCCTTATCGATCTGGATATTAAAACCACCGTCACTGAACTCTATAAATTTAGTGGAGATTTCTTTATTATCCCCTATAACCTGAATAGTCATACATCCTCCAATTTGAGTTTCTTAATAACCTCTTCTCTTTGCCAAGGCAGATACAAATTATACCAAGGCACTGAATATTGTTTAGCTAGTTGAACAGCTGTATTAGTTCCACCCTCTACTCCATCTTTAGTGGGAGGAGACCAGCATATTAACACACGAGAAGGTGTTTGTAAATCATCTCCTAGCACTTGGTAGACATTACGAGCGTGAAACTTTAAAAAAGTTCCCTTTAAATTATCCCCTAAAGGGTGTACGCTCCTAGCAATATAGATAGCTTCTTCGTAGTTATCGAAAGTAGAAGGATCTACATGGAATCTATCTACACTGAAGCCATTAAAACCTACCCAAGGGAGGTAAGACCTAAAACTTTGCTCAGATATACCACCTTCTTCGAAAGCTAAGTCGCTCCCATCAGCGCTACCGCTTCTACCCTTATAGCCCCATCGAGCAAGCTGTACAGCTATCTTTGTTTGTAATTCCATGATCTCTGGTGGAGTTTTTCTACTGCCTACTCCAGTGTAAAATAAATCCATACCACCTCCTAAACTATCCACATCAACCTAGAGGTAAGCCCCATGTTATTCTGGTCAAATTCAAACCAGCTGTAGGCAACACTGTTTGCTGTCGGCTCTAAACTTATATCACCACTTTCGTCAATAACCCCTTTAGGGCAACTGACTCTGAACCCGAACTGATACATGGACTTAAGATCCCACTCTTTAGAGTCAAATTTACTAGCCCTTCCATTACTCTCTATTGTGGTCATCCTATTAAACATAAGTAGATTTGAGCACAAGCTAAGGGCTTTGTCCACAAACTCTTTCGTTAGCTTAAAAGGTGGGTTAAAGATAATGCACTCAACATCCTCTGGTATATCTTCCAATTCCAGAAAATTCGTCACCTTATCCAGCTTACCTGTATAATCTACCAAATCATACCTGTACACTTTCTTCCCTTTACTCTCTAAGAAATCGGAGATAGCTCCCAGACCATCACAAGGGTCTAGAAAGACATCAAACTGGTCTATAACTGATCGGTATTGTTCGTAGAAGGATTCTAAAGCAACAGGAGGGGTGATATAAAGATCGTCCCCTCCTTTGCTCACATCCCTCTTTGTGTTAGGGCTTGCCATTAGTGGAGCTGACCTCCTCCATTACCGTTAGGCGTGATGGCTTGCTCCAACTCTGCCAGAAGGTCATCAATAGGCGACTTAATAGCCTCCACTTGAGCGTTAGCTTCAGATGTTAAATCAATAGCGTAGTCAAGCTTCTTCGCAGGATCAGTAAGATCTAGCGCGAGTGTGCAGTTAATTACAACAACACCCTCCTCCACATCTTCTTCAATAACATCGAAAATGAAGTGAATACCCCGAAAGTAAGGCAAGCTCTCACTTTGTTGAAGAGTGTCTTTAGCTACGCTTTCAACCACCTCGGTGAGTTCAGAGAAGCTCACAGGGCGCTGTGACTCAGTGCGGTTGGAGTTGATTACTTCAACAGCCTTCTGGACTGAACGGCGATCATATACTACTAAAAATTTCTTAAACATAATATCTCCTTAAAATTCTACGTTATATTTACCTACTTGGATAATATTCGGGATATCCAATAAATCCCACATGCGAACAACCTGAGGTCGATCATCAAACAAAGCAATAACATTATACTTGCCACGAACTTGGTTGTCAAATAATTCATACTTAATAATGTCATCTTTTCGACTGTCTTTGGGAGATCGTTGGTAAAGATCCCATTTAATACCCAGCCGAGCTAAATCGTCTGTGATAATGTTGTCCTCAATCCACTGTGCAGAGGAATCGTAGCAGACTCCATCCCTGCCAGAAAAGAATGTAATATGTCCCGTCTTAAGTGCTAGAGCACTCACCATATCGATGACCTCTTGGCGGGGCTTATCTAAATGAACTTTATCCCAATCAAAAGGTTTCCGAACACCAGTCATATCCGCAACAGTGCCATCTAAGTCCACGATGATAGTATCCTCTAGGAATAGACAATCTTCGTAGGGCTTGATTTTATTTCCACCAATAGTACCAAATTGTTGCATAAAACGCTTGTATTGACTCCAAAGAAGACTTTCTGGTAAACCGCCCTCACGCTGTGCATTCCGTTTGACAAGTGTTTCCCAGCTTTCTTGGAAATATTTATACTCCACTTCATAGCCGTTCTCTTCAGCCCAACTCTCCCATTTACCTCGGATGGCTGGGCTGAGGTTCGTGTCAGAAATAATAATGTTATGCTGTAGTACAGAGGCATCAAAAGCCTTTTGATCGACCACTTTTGTAACACGTTTTTCATTACTATTGTTGAACTTGTACTTTGTCCAATCCCGAACACCATTGTTAAACAAAGCAAAGCGAATATCATCACGGTTGAGATTGACCCACTTAGGGTCTCCTTGCAGGGCTTGTTCTAAGATATACTCTTCAGCCCATTTTGTCTTACCAGAGCTGGACGCTCCTACAGTCATAATTAATTTAAGCATTAACTAGAATCCTCCATATCAACGTTGTTTTCTCTATAAATGCCCTCCAAAATTTTAAAAGGGATAGACTTATTCTTATAGAACTTCGGCACTAACGTCTCTCCATCTACACGAATCACAACACCCTCGCTAATGTGGGATGGGTCTCGATAGTCCTCACAAAGGTTATCTTCACGCTCTGTTAATACGTCTACCACATTCATTAAACTGTCAGAGTCTCCTCGGTAAACAAAAGGCTCTACTAGATCAAGAGTAGATTCAATACCACGGTCTTCACACCAACGTTTGAATTGACTTTGTGTTAAATCAATTTCTGTGCCATCGATGGACGTGATTGTCACACGATAAGCATAAAACTTATACTCATCTGGGAGGCAGTTATAAGTGTAAGTAATCTCTTTACCATACTTCTTAGTGAACTGCTTATCCTTTAGTTTAGTTACGTCATGCGTACCCATAATAGGTTTACCATTAGCAAAGCCTACAATCTCTCCATACACAGTAACACCTCGGTTAAGGAAGGGTTTTAGTTGCTCTAAAATCTCAAAGCGGAAGCCTTCATTACCGTGAAATCCTTCTTTATCTTTTTGAGAATTTTTAAGAACAACCCTGCGTGTCCCTGCTACATAATCCCACTCCTGAGTCTCGAAAATAGGAACAACCTTATTTACAAGACGTTTCCACCAAGGTAATTCTTTCTCAACTAAGGTGTGGCTATAACGAGCCGATGTTCCATGACCTTTTGCTTGAATACTAATAATAGAGCCAGCTGGAATGCGATCAACATGATACTTGAATTGATCAGTATCAACGTGTTGATGAAATAAAGGTGTTTCTTGCTTCTTACGCGCTTTTGTCCTTTGATTTGCTTGGGCTTTTTTAGTGCGAGGGTTGATATACTTCTGAGCAATAGGCACTCCATTTAGTTCTTCAAACATCATGCCTAACTCTAACTTACTGATATCATACCCTGTAAAATGGAAGGACTCTAACCCAGCAAAGTAACCACACGACTTAACACCTAAGAAAGGTTGTGCGCGTACCCTGCGGTTATCTTCAAAGAATCCCTTAGCCTTTGGGTTTTTGTTGTTTTCACTGTTACGATACAGCCCATTATCACTAACATAATCGTGAGATAGTTGAGTCTCAGCTGGGAAGTACACACCTAAGTCTCCCTCTTTAGCTGTCTTGGATACGATAACAGGCTCACCAAGTACATAAGCTACTTGGATGTTATCTGCTTTTTCAATCTGTTCTGTTTTTGCAATCTTAGCAATAATACCACAGTAGTTCATTAAAATACCTCCTAAATTTAGACAATAAAAAGCCATGTACCCAAAAGGATACACGGCTTAACTAGGATTGTCAACTATTATTTTCTTTTAATTCCTCAGAATCAGATTCTTCTAAGGAGTTCAGCTTATTACGCTTCTCAAGCCTTTCAACGATTTCCTCAGCGTCCATCCACATATCATGTCCATCTAACACTTTGTCAATCTCTTCTAGTGTTAAAAAGTTATGGTAGTAGTCAAGGTAGCATTTACGTAAGTGTTTACGAGAGAAGTCTACTTGTTTATTTAGTTTAGCGCTACTATCTAAGACTCCATAAGTGCTCTCATGTATCATAAGAGAGCTATTAGGGGCTATAACATGCTGATCTGCCTGTAAGAATAAAGCCCCTGCCGCAGAATAAGCATTACCTTCTAAATATCCTACTGTGGTTGCCTCTGTACCCCGTATGTTATTAATTAATTGGATAAGAGTATCTAAACGACCTCCTCCAGAGTTGATGTGCATCTTAATAACATCGTTAGGGGTGGCATTTCGATAAATAGTGAAGTCTTCTCTGTATTCAGAAGGACTTCCTATATCCCCGTCATACTCAACACTGTAAAGGAAAGCATAAGGCGTTTTATTGATTCTTTTAGCCTCTTGTACGCCTAAGGATAAAATATCCTCCAATTCTTCCATCAGTCCTCCATATAAATATCTGTTATAAACTTAGATAAATCACTACGCATGTTATGACTACTATCCATTTCAATATAACCCACTGTGTCTCTATATTTACTGAACCTCACACCGTGGTCTTCGTAAGTCACCCTATGCACTAAGTCAGCAAGACCATCTTTTCTGTGTGATACTGAGTACCTTTGTCGAGAATCACCAACAACAACAACCTTACTACCAACACCAGCCCTTTCCATACATAGCTTGAGAGTTTGAGGAGACATTGTTTGTGCCTCTTCGATTATAATAAGTGTGTCATCTATCGTGCTACCTAAGAGGTAGTTCGGGACGTCTATTACTATGTTAAAGTTAGACATATCATTTTCCAACTTGTTTGCTGGCATAAACTGAAGGAACAGTTTTTTCATACTTTCAATATGAGCTGTAAGTTTATCTTTTTTATCCCCTGACAAGAACCCAATCTTATCGTCCCCAGCTTCGGTAGGGTTCTTAATAAGCATCACCTTTCTATAAACCCCTTCCTTATAATCACACAGGGCTTTATAGATAACCGTACTACTTTTACCACAACCACTAGGGGCATTAACTATAACAAGCTCTTTATCATTGATAGCTTCCACAATATCTTGTTGCCGACCTTCAGGGCAATACCAAGATAAATCCCAACCTGTGTTCTTACTTAAGTCTCTCAACTGACCCTCTGCCTCTTTTCTCTTTTGAGTTCTTTTCCTATTTCTACCACCGCTAGGTTTACCCATAAGTCTCCTAAATATCTAAGAAAGTAGTGCGTTTACGCAACCAACCATATAAGAAGTGTTCATTTTTCTGATTATCTTCTACCAGACTTAAATAATACTCACCCTGTACAGAGTTTAACAGGTTAAATAAGATCTTCTCTCCTTCTTGGCTACCTCTTGATTCCAAGAAGTAAGTAAGGGATGCTTTTGTTCGACTCCCCATAACACCATCTACAACAATATCGGGATAGTCTCTCTCCTGTCTGTTAAGACCATTTAAACACCTTTGGAGCATCTTAACAGCTGTAGGTGTCCCACAGTTAACCCCAGTATCAAATACTTCTTTAGTAATAAGTCGAGAGTGAGGGAGGAGTAGGTCGAGATTAGGTTTATAAAAATAAACAGATACATAAATATCTCTAGCTGTAGATAAAGGCAAATCTTTCATACGCCCTGTGTAACCATACTGCCTTGCGGTTCTTTCGGTTATACCATACTTCGTAGCCCCTCCTGAATCTAAGGGGTCATTAGAATACAAGCCCTCTTTGTCGATAGTTTCATTTACGAAAAGTTGGACAAACTTAGGGGAACTTTTATAAGACATATCTTCTCCTGTGAGGTGGATTATACCAGTATAAGTATAAGAAGAGTGGTGGGTCGAGAGGGATTTGAACCCCCGATCCACTCGTTAAAAGCGAGTTGCCTTACCAGACTTGGCTATCGACCCTGATTTGGAGCTTGCTGGGGGTTACGATCCCCCGACCTCTGCTTGGAAGGCAGATATTTTACCAATTAAACTAAGCAAGCCAATGTGGTGCGCCAAGGCGGTTATGATCCGCTCCTACTCCTAGTTATGAGCTAGTTGCTTTCCCGATTAAGCTATTGGCGCGAAAATGGTAGTGGTGGCAGGAATCGAACCTGCGACACGTAGATTATCGGTCTACTGTTCTACCAGCTGAACTACACCACTGGATTGGCTGAGGTGGAGGGATTCGAACCCCCGACCATCTGCTTAGAAGGCAGATGCTCTATCCAACTGAGCTACACCCCATTAAACTAAAAATACTGGATCATACCGAGAATCTAGAACAGTTTCGTACATGATATCCAAAGGACTCACCACCTTAGAAGATAACACTGATCTCATAATAGATGGGCTAAATCCACTTACTAAAGCTGTACCATTATCTTGCTTCTGGACAGGGTAGTTCTCTTGTCGAGAGCAGACATTCCAGAAAATTAAGTCAGGTCTTTTATAACCAGCTTTCTCAAACATCTTATCAATAGTGGCGAAGTTAGTCATCCCACCACAAGCACAATCAAATTCCATGTCACTGATGATCATAATCTTATTAGGAAGTTCACTTTGGTCTAAACCATGCTTTACAGCCGATTCCAGTACAAGTTGAAATACAGCGATCAAGTTTGTATTGAAACCCCAATCCGAGTTGTATAGAGATCGAAGTTTACTATATAGCTTATCTCCTTTAACATTCTGTAAAGAAGGTCTTTCAGAGAAAGTAATAAACTTATTGTTAAACTTACCTTCGATACGTTCTGATAGATAAAGACCTAAGCTAACAGCAACATCCATAGCCGTTGTACTACCACTAACTTTGATGTGCATACTCCCAGAGGTGTCAACCACAGGAAGAATGCTAAAACTCTCTCCTTCAAAGTAATCTGGAAGGGCTTCCCACTGTTCGTTCGCGGCTGTTGTATTACCACCTTCTCGCATACTTTTAATAATATCGTAAGGATATACCGCCCCAGCGTTAATCTTAGCCTCACCTTTACTAAGCTTATCTAAGTAGCTTCTGTAACGATTCTCATCATTACGTAAGAAAGATTTTTGATATCGAGCCGAAGCTACTGAAGGTACATGCTCATAGTTGATCTTGTCAAACTCTTTAGCACACATTTTTTGTTCCACAGTATCGCTCAAGCTAGACAGCATCTTACGGTACTCTTTTGAGCGAAGCCCCATGTGTTTACGTAGCAGTACAGCATAATCTCGTTTAGCTGACTTCTCACGAGGACACCATTTAGCGGCTAGCGCACTACCTTCTTTAAGCTTTGAGGCATAAAAAGAAAGCATAGCCTCTTCTAAATCCGTACCAACAAACGTAAACAGATTATCATAGCGAGTCAACTCAACAACCTTGTCAAAAAGTTCTGTAGTGTTAAGGTCTTCTGTCAACTCTGGTAGAAGTTTAACAAGGTCTTTAAAAATTTGTCTTTCACCAGCTCCTTGGCGCACATCACCAGCCCATAAAAGAATACGGGTGGCTAATCCTTTATCCTCATTCCAAGCTCGTACAAACTTGTGATCGATATTCTTACCGCGAGAAGCCCCGATAGTAGCGAATAGATCTAAATTAGCGTCTAAGCTCGAAGAATTAGTGATAGCCCCGTTTTCAGTACGAGACATACCTGTTTGCATAGCATCAAATAATTCCATAAATCCTCCTAAATTCTGAATGTGTTTTGCTTCCATATCGCGGATTTGTTTTGCTGTATACATTCATCCAATTAAAACAGTGTTGCTTTTTCTTTTTATCCCATAAAAGTATAAAGTTGCTGTAACAACACTTCAGACAGGATGCTATACATAGTTTGATTAAAAGTCAAATTGTGTAAAGTTGCTGTAAGCATCCTCTCGGAAAAGCTGTTAAGCCTAACACTGAAAAGTTGAGGTGAACCACATCCCTCTTACCCCGTGGTAACATCGGGTTTTAAATATATTGTTGAGGGGGCTGGATTCGAACCAGCGACCAACGGCTTATCATGCGAGTATAGTTGCTGTAATTATACTTAACAGTATAAATATTACGTTGCTCTACCAAACTGAGCTACCCCTCAAAAATATACCCTACACTAACGCAGTAGGCTCGGAATGTTTGGTAACAGAGCTAACCATTCTTAGCTCCGCATGGGTGTAGCTATTAGGCTACTGCCGCCATGTGGTATGTACTATCGTTTGCATTTATAACGATTAGTCATAGTTGCTGTAGGGACGACGACCCCCACCGATGTCTTCTCAGAACATCGAGAAATATACTAACATACTAAATTTATTTGTCAATACATTTTTCGATATTTTTAGAAGCTGGAGCTTCACTGAGATACAGGCTCTCCACTCCGTAACTTTCCTGTATTGCTTCATTAAACCCTATAAACACGCATTATAGGTTGCGGTAGGACTTTTATATCCCGACCCTGCGTATCGGTTTGAGGTATCCGCTAGTGGATAACTTCAATACATCTATTTTACCACAACATCACTAGTTGTCAACCACTTTTTGCTAAAAAGTTAAAGTTGCTTGCTTACCTTGTTTCCGAAGTCGATAGAGTCGCTTCATTTCTTTGTAAAACAAACGCTGACAGCTATCCAACTCTACTGTACCGTTAAGATCAGCTGTGTATTTAACAACAGGTTGTGTTTTGGTATAAGAGTGAGCTAATTTACGTAATTCACGCGCTTTCTTCCCGTTCATTAACCAAGCTCCTTGAGGTGGTTGATAACAATCATGTCATACTCACCTTCATCTAAAGGGTTTGCTACTAAGACTTCTTCCAGATCCGAAAAGGTTAGGTCAAACTTCTCGCAAACAGTTCCCATAAAGAATCCTGAAAACTCCGAGGAGTTAGCCTCTGCTACAGATTTTATCTGGGCTGTTAAGAGGCAACCTTTAAGCACCTCAACCAAATCTTCTTTGGTGACAGAGTTTGACTCAGCCTTGACATCTAGAACAGCGTTAAAAACAATTTCAAGAGCGTCTTGAGAGCCACCCACCTCCTCTTCAAGTTCTTCAAAGAAACTACGAGGATTGTCTGAGAATCCTTTCTCTTTACGACCCAACATTAGCCCACAAACAGCTGTGGCTAAGTCATTGTAAGCTGATCGAAAACTATCATATTCAAAAGGAGTAGAAAAACATTCCATCACTAATTTAAGATCTTTAGCATACTTGTTTAAAATAGTGCTCATATTACACCACCGTTTCTGTGATTAACTTGTATAGGTTTCCGATATTTGGCTCACCATAAACTTCTTTAACAGCTTCAACCACTGGCTCTAACACCGTGTTACCAAAACTATTTTCATCACTAACAACGTCTTTAGCAAGGAGATAACCAAAAGCACTTGCCTGTAGATTATCGTAAGCTACTGAGAAATCGGTGATATCTTCAACACTTCCGATGCTCATTAACAATTTCATTGTCTCGATGTAAGATTTAACATTAGTATCCATTTAACTTGTCCTCCAGTTGTTTAATAAGTTTTTTGACTCCAATGTTCGTATCCACTTTAAAGTCAAATGTCTCGAATGTCAAGAGATATTTTTTAAGCCACTCTTTAAATTCAGCCGCCTTCATCTCTTTAGCTGACTCTTCGATAGTTGCCATGTCAGGTAAGTTAGGTACATCCTTCAGGCTTTCCTCTTTGTCAACAACAACCATATTACCACAATCTTCTTCACTGTCAATAGTTTTTTCAAAATTTTCTTTCTTTACAACTTCCAATGTGACAGGAGAGAAGAAAGAGTTCTCACCAATATCTTGTTTCAACTTGTTGATGGTCTTTTCCATGTCAACTTTAACACCACTTTGTCCATGCTGGTATAAGGCATACATCAGATGCTCAATACCGTTATAGGTGTCATACTCTCCACCAACATAGTAAATCTTAGGGTAATAGTGGTTTGTACGAGGCAGATTACCAACACTACCAATCAAAACACGATCAAAGTATTTATCCGCTTCAAACACCATTTCTAACAAACTTTTCATATTCAAAACTAATTTTTCCATATATCCTCCTTAAGTTAAGTCTACAAAAGGTTACTCCATAAGTAACAAACTGTCAACCCCCTGTAACCAAATATAGTGACATCTGGGATTGTAACCTTATTTAATTACATGTCTTGACAAGACAAAAGACATGATACCCTATAGATCTAATAGTCTATTAGCATATAAATATACTAATATCCTATAAGATCTATAAAACAAACAATATATAGATCTAATAATCTATTAATATCTATCTGTATAAATAAATTTATACATCTATCTATTAATATCTTATAAGATCTATATAATAGATATTGATTTTAACATGTGTTTTTTGTTCTGTCAAGTGTTTTATGAAAAATTTTTATGAATTGTTTGTTTGACTTGTTGGTTTTGTTCTGTTATGTTGTGTTGTTACAACTGATTGAGGAGGAATGAGTATGGAATTTTTAGCTAAGTTTGTACATGGAAGTCATCTTTACAAACTAAACACACCTGCATCTGACACCGATTTTAAAGGTGTCCATGTACCTAGTCTTGACGACCTGTTGTTGTGTGATGCCACCCATCACATTAACTTGGGTACGGACAAGAAAAGTGGGAGTAAAAATACAAAAGACGATGTTGATTTTGAAAGTTATTCTATCCACAAGTGGGTAGACCTACTATCCAAAGGAGAGATGGTGTGTTTTGACATGTTGTTTGCTCCAGAGGATTGTGTGGAGTATTACCACAAAGGTGAGGTGACGACAGACCCAGCCCTGTTGGAAAGAAATCCTGTGTGGATTATCCGAAACCGTTATAAGGATTTGTTTGTGCATTCAGATATGAAGGCTTACCTAGGCTATTGCCGTAGACAAGCTAGTAAGTATGGTATCAAAGGAAGTCGATTGCACAGCCTTTTTGAGATCCAAGGTGTGTTAGAAAACCTAGATATCCGCAGGAAAGATAGATTATACAATTACGTAGAGAAACTACCTACTAATGAATATTTGAAATTAGAGGACGACCACTACGAGGTGTTGGGTAAGAAACACCAACTAACAACCTATATGGAAGAGTTTTGTGATAGAATTACTGCGGAGATCAACAAATATGGTAATCGGGCTGTCCAAGCGGAAAAGAACGAAGGTGTTGATTGGAAGGCGGTTAGCCACGCTTTTCGTGCAGGGTATCAGATCCAGAGTATGCTCTATACAGGAGAGATGTTTGTTGTACTACCTGACGAGATTAGAAAGTATGTCTTAAAACTTAAAAAAGGGGAATTGGATTGGACAACAGAAGTAAAACCTAATCTGGAGAAACTTATGAACATAGTGGAGTTAATCGCTAGAGAAAATCCCTTAGATCTTCCAGAGAAACCAGATAAAGGGGTTATTCAAGAAAAACTTCTAGAGATCTTGAAAGATTTTAACAATATCTCTTGACAAATACGCTTATCATGCTATAATACTACTATAGATAAATAAATCAACTTAAGGAAGGGGAATGTGTAGATGTCGAGCTTGCAATCGTGAATTAGATTTAGAGACTCTTGTAGCACACAAACCTGACGGATCTTTAGAGGATTTATGTTCAGTTTGTAGAAATAAGAGCAACAGTGAATATAACATCCTCTTTGATCATGAGTACGGGCAGTCATCAATTACTGGTGATGCCCCTACTCCGTCAAGTAACTACTACTACGAATTACACGATTAATAAAATAAAACAAATTAATATTAAATAATTCTTGACAATAGAAGAAATACGTGTTATAATAAACTACGTTTATAACATAATGGAATAAGCGTGTCTAGGCACGTTTAGTATTAGTTTGTTGTCCTGTGTCCTCCTCCAACGCAGGAGCGCCTTGCTTCGGCAGGGCGCAACTACTTAATTCAATAGCGGAGTGGAGAAGTTTGGTATCTCGCCAGACTCATTATCTGGAGGTCGGGTGTTCGAATCACCCCTCCGCAACCAATCACTCTGTGTAGCTCAGTTTGGGAGAGCATATGCTTTGGGAGCATAGGGTCAGAGGTTCAAGTCCTTTCACAGAGACCAATTCGGGGAATTAGCTCAGTGGTCAGAGCGTCTGCCTGTTAAGCAGAGGGTCACTGGTTCAAATCCAGTATTCCCCTCCAATTAATTTAATATTAGGAGGTTGTTATGTCTAGATTTCGAAAAGGGAAGAGTGGCAACCCTAAAGGAAGACCTAAAGGAAGTCTTAATAAAGATAACCCACAGACAAAACTTAAACAAGCACTTTCAAATGGTTATGATATTAAAAAGCTAAAAGCTTTAATATTAGAATATATCTCAGACGAAAATACTAAAATGAGTCCTAAGGATATTAAAGACCTTTTGAAATTAGCCTTAGATGCAGAAATTAAATTGCTTAGAATAGCTTTCGATCAAGACGAAAAATCAAAGCCACTTAGTGAACATGAAGAAGACTTAGATTTTGACGATGATGATGATGATGTTCCAGAGGTGAGTTTGAAAGCTCGTTAGGAGGTATGATTGAGTAAGAAAGAAAAATCAGTTATTGCTCCTCAAAAAGGGTCTCAGGAACTAGCTATGAATATCAAAGCCGACCTCATAATCTATGGGGGTGCGGCTGGGTCAGGAAAGTCTCATTTAATGTTAATGAAATCCTTGCCTTATATAAATGATCCTAACTACAATGCTTCTTACTTCCGTAGAAACACTAAACAGCTTACTCAGCAAGGTGGTTTGATTAGTGAAGCTAAGAAGATGTACAGACCTTTCAAACCTAAGTGGCATGGCACAGATAAACAGTTTACTTTTAAATCTGGTGCTACGATAGCATTCAATCACCTTGAGCACGAGAAGCACAAAGAGTCTTACCAAGGGGGGCAGTTATCCGCTGTCTTTTTTGATGAACTTACACACTTCTCAGAAGGTCAATTTACCTATCTACTCTCTCGTTTACGTTCTGACGCAGATGTAGATGGTTTTGCTTTTGCATCTTGTAACCCTAAGCATGATAGCTGGGTTGTAAAGTGGGTAGAGTGGTGGTTAGATGAAGAGGGCTACCCCGATAAAGAGAAACAAGGTGTAGTCAGATACTACTATCTTATTGATGAAGTTCCTGTTTTCGCTGACACAGCGGAAGAGCTAAAAGAACTCTATCCTGACAAAGCTAGGGTATACAATCCTGTTGAAGATACTTACGTGGAAGTTGAACCTAAAACATTTACTTTCATAGCTGGTACAATATTTGATAACCCTATTCTTATTAAAAACAACCCAAGATATTTGGCTGAACTTAACTCTTTACCACGAGTGGAGAGAGCACAGCTACTAGATGGTTGTTGGTATGCTATACCAGAGGCTTCGGGCTACTTCAAAAGAGATTGGCTACGAAAAGCCAGTTGCCCTCCTTTAGGGTGTAGAGAGGTAAGAGCTTGGGATAAGGCTTCAACAGAGCCTAGTGAGGTAAATCGCTATCCCGATTTTACAGCATCGATTAAAATGCTTAAAGACAAAAATGATGAGTATTACATTCTAGGTGATTACTGTCCTACTAACTTCGATAAAAAAGAACCTGATATAAAAGGTCGTTTTAGGAGAAGATCTGGTGACAGGGATAATATAATTCTTGCTCAAGCAAAACATGATGGTGAGGATTGTATCATAGTGATGCCTCAAGATGCTGGTCAAGCTGGAGCTACAGAGTTCCAAGAAAGTAGTAAGAAACTTATAAATGAAGGGTTTGTTGTAAAGAAAGACCCTACTCCTACACAAAGAAGTAAGTTAAATAGGTTTACTCCTTTCGCCAGTGCTTGTGAGAATGGTCTCGTTCATATAATCGAGAGTAGCTTTCCTGATAAGAGAACTTTAGAGTATTTCTATAAAGAGCTTGAGATGTTTGATGGAGAACGGTCTAGCTCAAGCAGGAAAGATGATGTTGTTGACTGTACAGCCTCGGCATTTAATTACTTGGCTCGCCAAAAGGTTTTGCCGAAATTCGGGCTAGGTAGTACCAGAACAAGTACAAAAATTTCTAGTTTAAAAAGAACTTAATGAGAGGAAAATATGGCAGATAAAACCAATGTTCTCTCAGACACAAATTTAAACCCACCTACTTCTAGGATGCGTTTATCTGCTATGACTCTTCCGAGTTTGAAGATCAACAGTGGACAGATTTACGAAGAAGCCCGAAGAGAGCTTCGCTATCCAGAGTGTATCCCTATCTATAAAGAGATGTCGTTAGAGCCAGTAATAGCCTCTGCAACCTCTCTTATTGAGATTTTGATATCAAGGGCTAAATGGGAAGTAAAAACCCCTAAGGACGCTCCTAAAGAGGAAAAGGATAGAGCTGAGTTCATTAGCTACTGCCTTGATAATATGGAACGGGATTGGTCGGAATACATTATTGAAATTCTAGGCTATATCACATGGGGTTTCCAGTGCGCTGAGAAAATTTACAGCAAGGTAGAGAAAGGTGAGTATAAAGGTAAACTAGCCATATCTGACCTTAGATTTGTTTCTCCAGAAACGATCAGTAAATGGTTGTATTTTGTAGATTCAGGAAGGCTAGCAGGGTTTAGACAAGACTTTTCTAGAATATCTTCTGATTTCTCAACCGCCAGAACTCTAGGAGAAAAACAGGGAGCTTTCCGTGATATCCCTCGTAAAAAGTTTATGTTATTCAGGTACAATGCGAGGTTAGATAACCCACAAGGTAATAGCCCTTTAAAGAGTTGTTACGTTCCTTGGAAACATAAGATAGCGGCTGAGGATTTTGAACTCATAGCTCTACAAAGAAATTATGGCGGCATCCCTAAGTTGGGTGTTGACGCAGATTTCTTGGCTAAAGCCAGTGATGAGGAGTCTAACGAGTATAGCGTACTTCAAGAGATGAAACGCCAAGCGGCTGACTTTACAGCTGGGGAACAGGCATACGTTATGATGCCTATTGCTTATGATGATAATGGTAAACAACTGTTCACGTATGACCTTCTTAACTCCGAAGGAAGCACTAATAAAGACAGTGATACTATAATCGTTCGTAACGAAAATAAAATGCTAATGGCTTTCTTGGCTGATGTTCTTAAGTTAGGAACAGAGAGTCATGGTAGTTATGCTTTAGCAGATAGTAAGACTAACTTACTAGCTATGGGTGTTGAACATCACTTGAGTTTAATCCAGTCAGTCCTAAATAAAGACATGATTAGACAACTATATGCTATCAATGGTTGGGAATACAACAGTAAAACATCTGCAAGATTACAGTATGGTGATTTAGAGAAACCTGATTTGGAAGCTCTTGGTAAATACATCCAACGTGTAGTTAGTGTAGGTGCTGTAAGAGCTAACAAAGAGTTAGAGAGAAAGCTTTTAGACGATGTGGGTATCGAGACTGTTGAAGACGAAGATCTCGACTTAATCGAAACACAAAGCAACTCTAGAGCTGGAGAATCTGATGGCACTTCTGGAACAGGAGATAGCCAAAGCGGTGGCTCTAATTCTGACAACAATGCTGATAATGCAGACTAGGAGATCAAATGGCACATGAAGTACCAAGAATCTCTCGTGAAATGGTTTTTAACACACCTCACCTGATCGCTCAAGATCAGTTTTCAAGTGTTATCAACTACCTCGAAGATCGTCCTAATGGTCTTATGACCAAGGAAGAACTTTCTCTTGCGAGAGACTTACGGGAAGAAAAGAAAAAGTTAAATCTAGGTGAGACTGACGTAGCCGTTATTGAGGTTAGCGGAGCACTTACTTATAGAGAGACTCTATTTGGTGCGCTTTGTGGGATGTCTTCTTACGAAGGTATCCTATCTCAAATGAGAAAAGCGGCTAAAGAAGGTTATGAAGTAGTTGTTCTTAATGTAGATTCAGGTGGGGGACAGGCTTATCGAGCTTTTGAAACCGCACAAGATCTTCGTAGAATAGCTGATGAAAATAATATTAAGCTTATTGCTTATGTTGATGGTATTTCCGCTTCTGCGGCATACGCACTTTCCGTCTCTGCTGATGAGATTATTATAAATCCTTATGCAGAAGTCGGGAGTATCGGGGTATTGACTAGGTTAGTTAACACCTCGGAGATGGAGAAAAAGGAAGGTATTGAGACTACTTATGTTTATGCTGGTGGTCAGAAAATTCCTTTTGACGCTGAGGGCAAATGGACTGAGAGTTTCTTAAAAGACCTCCAGCAAAAGGTGGACAATCTCTACGCAGATTTTGTTAGCCACGTAGCTGAACTAAGAGGTGTTTCAGAGGAATCAGTAAGATCCACCGAAGCTAAGATGTTTGGTAGTAAGGAAGCTCTAGAACTTTCTCTAGCCGATAAAGTTATGGGTGGAGATGAGTTTGCTAATTACCTAGCTGACTTAGTTAACGGAACAGAAGATACCAAGCCTATGAATACAACTGACACTACTAAAGAGGAACAAATGTCGGATAATACAGAAAAACCAAGCGTGGACATGAGCGAATTTGAAAAACTTCAAGCTCAGATGGCGCAAATGGCAGAGCAAAATGAGGCTCTTGCCGCAGAACTTAATAAGAACAAACTAGGTAAAGTTGAAGAAGCTCTAGCTGAGTTCTCTTTTATCGAGAACGGTTCTGAATTAGCACAAATCCTTTTCGGAATGAAATCAGAAGACAAAGACGTTGTAATGAGTGTTTTACAAAAAGCACAGACAGCTCTAGAAGCTACTACAACTGAGTCTCTCACCACTGATGAAGAGCCTGAAGAGCCTTTAAGCGTAAAAGCAGGAAGTAAAGAAGCTACTCGCGCTTACCTTGAACAGTTAACAAATAAAGCTAAGTAATAGGAGATACTAATGCCAGTAACAGCTTTTGAACCAAAGCGTTTGAGTGATCTTTTGAAGTTCACCGAGGAAGACGCACTTGATAAAGGTTATATCCTTGACTTCGTTACTGTTAATGAGTCTGCCGCTACTGACTATGAAATTGGTATGTTGGTAGGTCAAGTAACAGCTAACAGTAAATACAAAATCTCTGATCCGAATGCTACGGACGGTTCAGAAGATATCGCTTTTGTTGTGCTTGAGAACATCTCTGTTCCAGCCACAACTGACACTCAAGTAAAAGTGCTTGTTCGTGGTAAAGCTACTGTAGCTGATGATGCTCTTGTTCTAGGTGATCACACCTTGGCAGATGCAACAGCGGCTCTTAACGCTATGAACCCACCAGTCCTTGTTGACGAACAAGTATAAGGAGAACTTAAATAATGTCTCAAGTAGAAAACTTTGATTATAATGATTACACAGATGAGATGATCAACATTCCTAACCAGTGGAACTTGATCAACCAGCTGGGGATCTTCACTGAAGAGGGTGTTACCACTAAGACTGTTCAGTTCGATGAAACCAGTATGACTCTTGTGTTAATCGAAGATAAGCCTCGTGGTAAACGCGATCAGGTTAACAAAGAACAGTACAGCAAATTGCACACTGTAGGTATCCCTCACTTCCCGTTTGATGATGTGATTCGTCCACAAGACGTTATTGGTCGCAGACGTGCTGGTACTAAGGATCAGCCTGACAACGTAGCAAATGTACGTGCTAAGAAAATGATCCGTATGCGTAGATCATGGTCTGCTACTATCGAGTACGCTCGTATGCAAGCAATCATGGGTAACGTTTACAACCCTAACGGAACTAACGATGTACAGTCTTGGTTCACTGAGATGGATGTTACACAGAACACTGTTGACTTCGACTTTGGTGATAATGCGGCTGACTTAGTTGAGAAGATTGAAGAAGGTTTTGCTTTCTCTCAAGACAATCTATTGTCTGGTGAAATTGCTACAGACTTTATCGCAATCTGTTCTCCACAGTTCTTCTCTGCGTTGATCAAGCACCCTTCAATCAAGGAAGCTTATAAATACTACAGCTCAAGCCAAGAGCCTCTGCGTAATCGCTTGACAAGTGGTATTGATGGACGTTTCCGTGAGTTCGATTATGGTGGTGTTCGTTTCATCGAGTACCGTGGCAGTTACCCTGACAAATCAGGTAATAACCAGCCAATCGTACCAGCTGGGGATGCTTACCTATTACCATTAGGTACTACTGACACCTTTATGACCTACTATGCTCCACCAGAGCGTTTTGGTTATGAGCATACAATGGGTGAATCTCAGTATATGTGGGAATGGGTCGGTGAACGTGGTCATCAAATCGATCTAGAGAGTGAGAGTAACTTCTTGAACGTAAACCGTAGACCACAATGCGTTGTTCGTTTATTCTCTTCTACCTAATCAACTAATATAAGGAGAGGAGGGATGGGATAAGCCCTCCCTCCTATATTTTTAATGATAGACTTTACAAAGAATAACTCTCATTTATGGCAGATCCTTCAAAGCTTTCCTATATATTGGACTCTTTTAGGGAAAAGCTACAGAGCTTACGATAGGGACACTATCAATTTAAATGACCCTATGTATTATAAAATCGAGTTCCCTACAGATAGAAATGTAATACTCTACATGCGGCAACTTGATACACAAGAACAACTACTTACCTACCGTGTACTAATCGGAGGTAGTGATAGTGGAGGGGAAGTAGACCCCGTAACTATCTTTAATAATAACACTTTTTTCCAATCTTCTAAACCCTCTGGATTAACAATAACTAAGGATGTAACACTTGCTGGTCAACAGACAGAAGTTGATTATGCGGTTGTGTATGGTTCAGATATCTCAGGTAGTAGATCATCTGGAGGTCTGAGTCTAGATGGTTTTCCTAGAATCTATGAAGCTGGTCATCCGCCTGTTTATGTAGAAATTAATACAGATCAGGACGCATCCGACCAAAATTATAGATTAGAATTTCAATGGGTGGAGGCATAATGCTAGATATTGATTTATCCAACCCGACAAATAAAGTAAGAGCTATTATAGGTGACTGGGATACGCAGTATATAACAGATGCCAACATTGATTACTTACTACAAGAGAATAACAATGACATTCTCTTAGCGGCTGATGAAGCCCTTTCTTTAATTTTAAGTAACGTTGCCATGTACTCCAGAGAGGAAGTAGGTGACGTTAGAATTTACTGGAACGAAGTTTACAACCAGTTAAAAGATAGAAAAGATAGTCTTAAAAAAGACGTTCTTTACTCTAAATCTAAAAATTTATTTACTTTCGGAGGTACTACAAAATCAGAGGTTAGGCGAGTTAATCGTTCCCCTGAATCAACAAAAGTATCTTTAACAAACCATGAGTTTGAAGGACTCCTTAAACGTATGCGTTGCCTACCTACGGATGAGCCTTATAAGCTCTGCTGGGGCGATGGCTATGTCTATTGAGATAGTTAGAAAGACAAGAAACTTAGAGAAACTAATTGACAGAATACAGAAAACAAGAGGTAAGACTGTAGAGACAGGCTACTTCCAAGAGCAGGGCGTACACTCGGAGTATGGGATTCCTTATGGAAGACTAATGCAAATACACGAGTTTGGTATGTTTGGTTTACCAGAACGTCCTGTACAGCTCCCTACACAGAGATATATGAAAAACACATACTCTGGCTGGGCTATAAACATAAAACGCTACCTACAAGGCACTGTGAAGCTGGAAAATGCGCTCTTTGATATAGGGGATAGAGCTTCTTCTTATGCTAAGGGTGTTTTTGGAGATCCTTTCAAGTTAGAGCCTAATGCTCAATCAACTGTTGAAGAAAAAGGAAGTAATACGCCTCTTGTAGACACTGGAGAACTAAGAGATAAGTGGGCTTTTAGAACCTCTTATTCTGGAATAATTACCAACTCAAGTTATGGAGGGTAGATGTACACAAGATTATTAACCACCCATACCTTAGAGTTTATACGTAAAGCCACAGATGGTGGATATAATGATGATGGGGACTGGGTGGAAGGAACGGCTCAACCCCCATTCGAAGAAAAAGGTAGTTTGCAACCATTCCAAAAAGGTAAATCTAAAGTAGATCTACCAAAAGGTGTAACAGCAAAAGATGTAAGGTTATTTTACACCAAAGCTGATTTGCTTATTGCTGATGAATACTTAGACCAAGAGGCTGATAAAACAACTATTGAAGGAATACCGTACCAAGTCTGGCATATTGAGCCTTGGAAGGGGTATGGGCTAAGGTCAGGGCATAATAAAGTCTTTCTAGTCAGGGAGGATAAAATGAATGGCTCTTAATATTAACGCTTTACAAACAGCTTTTGTAAGGACATTGAATGAGCTTGTAGGAAAGGATGCCGATCCTAGTAGACAGTTATTTACCTCTCCAGTTATAAAAGCTAGGAAAGGTGGTGTTAGACCCGACTACCCTTATGTTGTTGTTGATAAAGCTTCTTTCACCAACTATGGGCTTAATGGTGTTTACTCTGAAGGTTTTAATGAAGACGGTTACTTTGAAAGGAAGACAAATTATAAAGTGCCTATTGTACTAGTTGTACACGGGGGTACTGATGATGATGTTCAAATGATAGCCCAAGAAATACGCGATACTCTTAACAGAGAGTATGGTAGACAAAAACTTTATGAAGAATTTGATGCTGGATTACTTTACATATCAGCTCCCTCGTTTTCTTCTGCTTTCCTAAACACAGACTACGAAGAAGTCAGTAGGATGGTTGTGGAACTTTCAATAACGGATGTCTTCATTGAAGATAATCCTAACATTCCGTCAACAGATGTTATAGAAGACATCTCTGTGGATGGTGTCGTGGAGGATAATGATCAGTCCTCTGATGAAATAAATATAGATATCCCTTAAGGAGATTATTAATGGCATATAGACCTATTGTTGAGGTTGATATCACATTACAGGCATCGGGAATTACCGCACAAGGTTTTGGTACTCCGTTGTTTATTGCTGATATTGACACTGACACCTCTCCTGATCCTTTGGGTTCAGGTGTTAGGGTAAAAACCTATTCAGATTTAGAAGAAGTAGAGGCTGATTTCGCAACTACTGATAATGCTTATAAAGCGGCTCAAGCTTTTTTCAGCTACACGCCTCGCTTACCACAGATTAAGATTGGTTATCGAGATATCGGAACAGCTGATGAAACAGTCACAGAAGCTCTCTCGGCTATTAGAGCAGATGATAGTGACTTCTACTTTGTCACAGCCGAGACTCACGATTCCGCAGAAATTGAAGAATTAGCTACAGCGGTAGAGGCGAGTATAGGCTTTTATTTCTTCTCCTATGGAGAGTCGGATGCACTTACTGTGTATGATGAAGGTGTCTCCACAGACGCTTTAGCACTAGTGAAAGAAGGCAACTTCTTAAGAACTAAAGGTTTCTTCCATCACGAAGCAGATACTATCTTCCCTGAGTGTGATTTTATTGCTCGTAATGCAACATACTTAGCTGGTAGTGTATCTTGGGCTAACTTACAATTATCTGTGTCAGCCTCCCAAGACCCTGCAACAGGTAAGCCTCTCACTACTACTCAGAAAGGCTATTTAGAAGACAGAGATGCAACTTACACTGAGCGTGTATTTGGTCAGACTATTGTAACTCGTAACTCGTTCACTGCTTCTGGTGTTCATCACATTGATGATATCCACGGCTCAGACGCTTTACAAGAAGACCTTAATGTTGAACTGGCTGGACTATTGCTAAGACAACAGGGTGGTAAGATCCCTTATACAAATACAGGTATCACCCAAATTTACAACATTGTAGATAACGTACTTAATAGATACTCTTCTAATCCACGTAATTTTATTAATAATAATTACGTATTGGATTTTAAAATGGCTAATCAAGTTCCTGTTGCTGACAAAGAAGCAAGAGTTTACCGTTCAGGTACTTTCAGAGCAGAGCTTCAAGGAGCTATTGAAGGTGCTAGTATCAGCGGTACAGTTACAGTACAACTATAAGGAGATAAGATATGGCACAAACTTTAACTGACTTTTCTCCCCAACAGGTAGGTATTGTATGGGGTGGTATTCCTTTCGTTGGTTTTGCAGAAGATACTTTTGTAACAGTATCGCGTAACACAGATAACACCACTGCTTCGGTAGGTGCAGACGGTAGTGTTGGTATTACTAGAAATGCTGACAAGACAGGCACTATTGAGGTTACTTTGATGCAGACTTCAGAGACTCATCGTATTCTCTCTGCTATTCAACTTACCCAAGACCAGACAGATCAGCTTTATCGAGCCAACATGTCTGTAACCGATACTTCGGGTGGCTTTATTGCTAAGATGTTCAATGTACACATTCAGACTCCACCTGAGGTTAGCTTAGGTAGTGATCAGAACCCAAAAACTTGGACATTTTATGCAGAACGAGTTGACTATGCAGATGTTCCTGCTGGATTCGCGCAAGCGGCTGGAGAAGCTAGCAAAATTGATGATGCTATCTCAGGCATCCAGACAATTAGTGATAGTTTATTTGGCTAAAAGTCCTTGACAATAATAAATTTAATGTTATAATAATAGGCACATTCCTTCACTGGAGTGTGCCTTTATTTTTACACGGAGGATAATATGAGTTTTAATCTAGAAAAGTTATACAGAAAAACAAACATTAATAATAAAGAATACACTATCAAGTTACTAAAAGCATTACCAGCTTTACGTATGGGTAAAACCTTGATGTCGGTTGTGCTCCCTGCTGTAGGTGGGACTATCGATGGACTGCGGGATGATGGCTATGGCTCTACTCCTAAGACGTTCACCGAACTAGCTTTAGTTTTATGTGACCAACTCGGAGATATCGAACTAGATGAGCTAGCACAAGACCTTTTAGGGGGTATGCTGTGTAACGGTATTGAAGTAACCAACATTGATGACCATTTTCAGGGTGAGATTGATGTCCTTGTTGAATTGTTAGCTTTTGCTTTGAAGGAGAACTTCGGTAAGCTTTTTATGGGAAAGGGTTTGTTAGCCCAATTCCAGAAAGTAACGGAGGGTCTGATGGGCGGTGGATCACAAGAGTCAGAAGAGAGCTAGAAAAACAGAAACCTCTCGATGATGACCTATGGATGTTTTATTACGTTTATGGTAGCGACCACAACAAGGAGAGTTTAGATACACTGATGTATGGAATGACTCTCTCTGATTTTTTCACCCACAGAACTTACATAGAAATTCAACACGAACTTGAACGGGCTATGGAAAAAGATAGTAAAGAGCAGGCAGATAGGGAGAGAAATAGTGGCAAACAACGTTGAAGATTTCCTGATTAGGTTTGTCTTCGAGGATAAGCAAGCTGTTAAACAGCTGAAGTCAATATCGAGTAAGTATGATAACCTCACGACTCGATCCAAAAAACATGCCAAGCAAGAAAGACAAGCCTCTAAGAAAAAACAATCTGATAATAAGAAAGAAATTGATCAGATTAAGAAGAAAAAGAATCTCTTAAGGGATCAGATAAGAATAGCCGAGAAGCTTGGCATAAACACTAAAGGTTTTAAGCAAACGCTTTCAAGAGCTAGGAAAGAGACCACTCTAGACAGTCGTAGGTTAGAACTTCAAGAGCTTATTTCTAAAGAGCGTCTAGACCAGCAAGCTAGAGCTATGAAACAGCTTGAGATTGAGAAAAGAGCCACCCTAGAAAAACAAAAGCAAATGGAGTTGGCACGTAGAGAGAAAATAGACTTCCAAAAAGCTTCTAAAATGGATAGGTTTTCTGGTAGTAAGGCTTTCAGAGACCTTAACTCTATGAACCAATCAGCGGCAACAGACCTCTACAGGAAAGCGCAAAAAGCTTTAAACAGAGAGACTTACGCTGGGGAAAGGCAATTCAGAGAATATGAGAGAGAGCTTAGACGTACAGCCGCAGGAATGAGGAAGGCGCGTAGAGATGCTATTAACCTCACCACTGCTCAACAAGGCTTAAAAGATAGTGTTAGAAACTCTATAAGAGCCTATGCTTCATTGTTTGCTTTGATGGAAGGCACTACAGCGATTAACCGAGTAGGTCAGGACTTCGAAGGTATGAGAGCTTCTATGCTAGCATCTTCTGGGGGAGCTGTCCAAGCTGGTAAGGACTTAGCTTTTGTTAGAGGAGAGGCTGTTAGATTAGGTCTTGATTTAAGAGACGCTACAGACAACTTTGTTAAGTTCCAGTTTGCCGCAAAAGAAACTATGTCGCAAGCAGACACGAGAGCTTTGTTTACAGGTTTCTCAGAATTTGCAACCGCACTTCAATTAACTCCAGCACGTTACGAAAAAGCTTTGACAGCATTACAACAGATGATGAACAAAGAGCAAGTAATGGCTGAAGAATTGAAAAACCAATTAGGTGAACAAGCCGCTGGTTCAATTCAAGTGTTTGCAAGAGCTTTGAATGTTTCCACTAGGGAATTATTTGCCATGATGGAACGTGGTGAGCTAATGGCTAGTGAAGTATTACCTATGGTGGCTAAAGAGTTTTCTAGAACAGCACGAGAAGGTGGTGCATTAGCAAAAGCTATAGAAACAGCTCGAATACAGCAAAGACGTTTCACCACAGGTGCTCAAGAATCAGCTGACGTTATATTCCAAGGTGGCTTTGGAGAAGGTATCTCTAATATGTTCAAAGAGCTTACTGACTCTTTGGGTGAGTCCACCAAAGGGATGGAAGGCTTAGGCAAGGTGTATAAACTTTTCTTTGATCTAGTTACACAAGGGGCTAAAATAGCCATCCCTATCCTAGATAGCCTTTTCTTTGTTTTAGGTGAAATAAGTGATGTACTGAATGCTATCTTTGTTAATGACTCAACTGTCACTTTAGCGGGTATTGCCGCTGTTACTCTAGCAATAAAAAATCTAGACAGAGTGTTTAAGAGTTTGTACGCGAGGTTATTCCTTACCTTAGGTATTCTTGATGAGATATTTTCATTCTTTGTTGCTGGAAGAATAGGTGTTTTAGAAAAACTAATGGGTACGGATGTTGCATTAGGAGACACTGCCTTTTTCCAAAGTTTGAAGGATTGGTTTGAGGGTGGTGAGGATGCTACCCTACTCGAAAAACTCTTGAAAGGATTTGCTGGATTAGCTACAGCGTATGGAATATGGAAAGGCAGTATGTGGGGTTTACAAAAAGCCGCAACAGCCGCTTCTAAAGCGTTGTGGAATGTTGCCACTGGAGGTATGTCTGGCGGTAGAGGCACTAAAGGTGGAAAAGGTGGAGCTACTAGGACACCTAAAGGCACTAGAGTATTACCTAAAGCCGCCTTAGCTACTACGGGTCTTGTGGGTGGCATTGGAGCGGCTCTGTGGTTTATGCACGAACAGAATGTCGGCAGGATACAGAAAGGCGAGTCGTTAGTTGGAAAATATAGCTCTACTAAGGAGCTTCTACCAAGGTATGACTCAGAAGCTTTAAAAAGAGACATAGAAAATGCCCGTAGGTTGCGTAATGAACGTATGAACGGGGGTGGTGGTATCCAGAGACAAGAGAATCATTTCAATATCAAGTCAGATAGTCCAGAGGAAGTTAGGAGAGAAGTGCAAAGCTACCTTGAAGACACTTGGCTACAAAATACCGTAGGAGGTAGTTAAATGTCGGTGTTCTATATAGATACGTCTGAGGGTATTCTAGAGCTAACCTCTACTACAGAGGTACAAGTTTTGGAATCATCCTCTCCAACAAGGCATCCTCTTGAAGATGGAGAGTCGGCAGTAGACAATGTAGTTAATCAGAACTCCACAGTAAAGTTTTCTGGTGTCCTTAGTAATATAAGCTCTGTTTCCAAGACAACCTCGGTGACTAGTCTCTCCTCTGAGGAAGATGACAGGGATACCACTGTTGAAGGTGTTTTAAGTTCTCTACGTAAAGTACGAAAGAACAAGGAACGTTTTACTGTGTACTATGATGAGAGGCTACCCCCTGCTGACAACTGTGTTATAACTTCTCTTAACATCACCACTAACAAGGAGTATTACCTCTCTTATAGAGTGGAACTAGAGTTTGAACAGCTTAGGGTAGTAGCTAGGGCAGAGACCACAGTTACAAGAGACGACCAAGCTTCCCCTGATGACTCTCAGAACAAAACTTCTTCAGACGGTAGTAATACAGAGGATCAAGAGCCTTCTGAAAGCTTATTCTTAGGGGCTGGTACTGCCGTAAGTGAATTTATAGGTTTGCAGGAGGATTAATGGCTAATAATATTAAAGTTCCTGATAGTGCTTGGCACGAACAAGCTATTATTGTGTCTGGCACTGTTATCAGGCTTGTTTTTAAATTCAATACAGCCGATCAAAGTTGGTATATAGATATCTTAGATAACTCTGGTAATGGCATTCTGTATGGATTGAAAGTGATGCCTAATCAAAACCTAACAGGACGACATAACACTCTTCAAAACCTACCAGAGGGTAATTTGTGGTGCGTAAGAGTTAAGAACGATTTCTCCCCTGTCGGGAGAGATAATTTGGGAATAGGGAAGACATACAACCTAATTTGGTACAGTAGTGCCGAAGAAGAGGAGTTAAATATAGATGGAAGAGTTCAGCTATAATAGGAAATATGAGCTTATTGTGAGCAAGCCTATTGAGGATATCTCTGTTGACCCTGCTAATCCTTATAGAAACACCCCTCTAGAGAACGAGAGTATTGTTTTTAAAAGTACAGATAACTACCAGAAAATAAATAGGTTACAGAATGTAATTATTGACTCCCTTCATTTTACTGCGGATATAGAAACAAGTAGTAAGACTTCTGGGTCTAAAGGTAACACAGCAACAATCAAGATATTTAATCTGTCGAATGAAAGCAGAAGCATTGTTGAGAATGTTAACAATTATGTTGTCTTGAACGCTGGGTATGAATCTGATGGAGATAGCCTCCCTATTGTGTTTTCAGGACAAGTCCAAAAAGCTTACTCAGAGAGGCAGGGTAGCGATTTTGTCACCATACTGGTATGTAAGGATGGGTACACCCCATCAAACTCTGTAAGGCTCTCATACAGGGCTAATAGAGGCAAAACTTATGCAGACGTTATCAGAGATTTCGCAGAGGAATGGAGAAAGAACGGGGTAGCATATACTTCTGACTCACTCGTATTGGACGAACCCACTGTTATAGCTCCTGTTGTCGAAGCTACTGCACAAAACACCGTACTAGAAAGAGGGTATATCTTCTCTGGTTTTTTAAGAAAAGCTATGGACGAAGTTACAGAGATGTTTAATCTTGTTTGGTATATCGAGAACAATACTCTTTATGTTCACCCTAAATTTTATAAGAAGATGATAGGTGAAGTGGTGGTTAATAGTGGTAGTATTATTTCTATCCAAAGCTCTCAAGATAACTCGAAAACAACTTCATCCAACTCTGAAAAGAAAGGAGTGCGGTTAAAATTATTCTTAGATGGTAGAATTAAATCATATAAAAGAATAAAGATAGAGGATACTGATAAGGCTGGTACTTATAGGATATCCTCTGTTAGCCATAGACTCCAATATGAGGGAAGTGAATGGTATACAATAGTCGAAGCAGAAGGGGGTTAGAATGCAGTTTACTTTGTTTGATACAATACAAAGCCATATAACCGACTTAAAACGTGGGATAAACACTAACACTATTGCTATTGTAGAATCCTATGATCCTGACGAAAACACTGTAGATGTTTATCCAGCTGTTTATAGGACAGATGAAGATGGTGTTTTAATTAAAGACGAACTACTTGAAAGAGTTCCTGTACAAAGAGTAGGCACTAACGAGATAAGCATTAATTATCCTTTGAAAAAAGGAGATGAAGTTATCTTAGTGGTATGTCAACAAGATATTGAAGGTTGGCTAACCTCAGACAAAGAGTTTATAAAACCGAAAACCTTGCGGAGATTTAATATCAATGATTGTGTTGCTATACCAAGGGTTACAAAATACTCTAAATCACCTATTAAAAATCCTGACAACTTAGAGATTTACCGTAAAGAGTCAGTTATTAGTATCGATCCTGATGAGAATATAACATTAGAGACTAAAGCTGGTAATAAAATATTGGTTAACTCTGATGGTAGTGTTGATATACAGGTGTTTGATAAATTCTCTGTCAGTAATGATACGGGGGAATTAATTAACTGGATAAAGAATTTAATGGAAATATTAGAACAGACAACAGTGAATACATACTACGGGCAGAGTCCTCTTAATTCTGCTAGTGAGATTGCAAGCCTGAGGTCTGATCTAGAAACTATGCTCAAAGGAGGTTAGATGTCTTTAGACGCATCCAGACTCGCTAATGCAATAAAAACAGCGGTAGATAGTATAGATGTTAGTAGTGGAGAAATTGACAATACAGAGGCTATCGAAGCTCTAGCTAATGCAATTATAGAAGAAATCACATCTAATGCAGAGGTTGTTGTATCTAGCGGAAGTAGTGCAGGGACTTATCAGGTAAGCTAATGAATGATTTAAAATTAAACCCAGATGGTGATCTGGAATTTGTAGGAGGGGACTTGGAGCTTCTTAACGATGAGTCGGAAGTAAGTAGACAGTCCTTGCAAATTGAACTTAAAACTTTCAGAGGGGAGTGGTTTTTAGATGTGTCCTTAGGAATCCCTTACCTGAAAAGCATTCTTAAGAAAGGTGTCAGCAAGTCTTTTGTTGATAATATTTTTATAGATAAAGTTAGAAACGGTTATGGTATTGAATCTTTAATCTCTTTCGAATCGGAGATAACATCAAACAGGCGCTATGTTATCAGACAGTTGAAGGCAAAATCTATCACGGGAGAGATAATCAGTGTTTCTAATGTTATCATTTAGGAGAATTAAATGCCAGTAACAAAAAATGGTTTTGATATCAGGAGACTACCAGAGATAAGGGAATCAACAAGATCTGACC